TCTCCCCCTGATCTATACAAGACAAGCAATCGTGTCGTTTTACAAAAATCTAACTTCTTTTTTTTCGTCTTTAAAAGATGAAAAGACTGAAGTTTGTCATATTAAGTATACGTTATTAGAAACATAAAATCCATAAGACAAGCTAATTCAAGGGTTAATTTTTTGAGAGTCACTGTTTCCATCGACACAAGTACTCACCTTGCTTGTTATGCTTTAAGATCTCTCTTGCTAAATGCGAACTGATGGTGTTCAGATCTTGCCGGCTTAAATAAATAGGGAACCAACCAACACAAGAAGAAACATATTTATTTGTCGCACACCCACTCAGAGAGATCAGCACGCACATCGGCATCACTTTTCTTATTAACTTCATTTTCTATTTCCAGTCGTGTTATTGCTCTCTTGACAATGGTTTCTGTTTGTTTTTTCTGTTCAGTCTTCTTGCCTAAACGAAAAGCCTTAACTACGGCGACAAAAAAAGCGGTTAAAACCGCCATCACTATCACAAAATATCTTTTTCCCCACGAGATCATAAACCTTGCTCTCGTAAGCGCTTAGCAACCAATACTAATCCCAGACAGGACGCAAAAACTATAATCGTCGCTAAAGCGTATTGTACAGGACCATTCCCTTCTAACAATTCCACACATCCCGAAAAAGCAGCTATGATCGGAGCAAGAAGTTCTGTTTTTAAAATTTTTGTTGGTTCTTGCGCTTCTGCTGTTTGATAATTAGAAGAAACATAAGCCCCTTTCGCCCATAATCCTGCTTCTGCTGCGCGCCGGTGTGCGAGACCTTGTAAGCGTTTCCCGCCTGCTTTAGTCCATTTCTGTAGTTCGGCTGGCACTGCTTCATATTCACCTTGATTGAGCTTTTTTAACAGTGTCGAATTGCAAAAGGCTACTGTTCCTACATTATAGCAAAAAGACACTAACGCTGCGAATTGTTCATCCGTTAAGGAAACGCTAACAGTGCGTTCAACAACATTTTCAAATTGTCTTAAATCTTGGCAAAGAAGTTTTTCTGCTTGTGTTTCAGTGATTGTCATGCCTTCGTAAATAAAAGGTTTTCCGGCGGTGTTTGTATGTCCATAACCAATTGTCCACACCCCAATGGCATCTTTATAGGCATTTAAACGCAAACCTTCCCATTGCTTAATGAGTGCAAGTCCTTCTGATGATATTTTTCGCATATGTTGCTCCATAAAAAAAGCCCCGCACAAGGCGGGGGTGAGTTAAAAATTTGAAGTATTATATTTTATTAAAAATCTCGTTTCATGTAACTTTTTTCTGTGTTATACGTTACATGAAACATAATGGAGATTTTGTTATGACTACAATGCATGTCAATGAACGCGTTCAAAAACATCGCAACGCACAAAGGAAAGCAGGATTACGCTTGATGCAAATTTGGGTGCCAGATACACGCCAACCAAATTTTGCAGAAGAGTGCCGTCGTCAATGTCGCTTAGTGGCAAAAAGGGATAAACCAGATACATCTATGCAGTTGTTTATGGATCAATCTTTAATGGATGTTGATGGCTGGACAGAATGATGCGTGGATCTCTCGTAACAATAGCTATGCAAGGGGATTTTGGTAAACCAAGACCTGCATTGATCATTCAAGCTAATCAATTCAGTGAACATACAAGTGTAACAGTTTTACCAATTACAAGTACGCTTGTTTCGGCGCCATTACTTCGCATCACTCTTTATCCAGACAGTAAAAATGGTTTACAAAAGCCTTCGCAAGTAATGATTGATAAGATTATGACGGTAAGATGTGAAAAAGTTAGTTCCACTTTTGGCTCCATTCCGGCAGATAAAATGTTAGAAATTGAACGCTGTTTGGCTGTATTTTTAGGAATAGTGAAATAACAATAGGATTTCTTTTTCAAGCCGCTTCGTGAGGGTGTTCATGAATTGCGTATTAATGTTGGTCCTGGCTACCGAGTTTATTATGTCCAATCTGGAAAGACCGTATTGTTGCTATTATGCGGTGGCAGCAAAAAAACACAAGAGACTGATATCACTCGTGCATGTGCTTGCTGGCGTGATTGGCAAAACCGTGAAGATTAAAGGAGTGCAAAAATGAAAGACCGTAACCATGATGATGCAATAGCAGAAATATTCCGTGATGATCCTGAGTTGGCAGCAGCTACCCTTGATGCAATTCTAGCAGATGGTGATCAGGGTGAGCTGCTTGTAACTCTACGCCAAATGGCCAAAGCTTATGGTGGTGTTCAGGCTGTAGCTAAAGCAGCCAACCTGAATCCCACACAACTTTACCGTACACTTTCAGAAAAAGGCAATCCAGAGTTTCGCAGCTTGAATGCTTTACTGCGTACCATGGGATTTCGCTTAGCTGTACAGCCTCTTGAACAACCAGTTCCACACGTGTAACTTTAGTGTATTAATCCCTCCCCACCTTTGAAGATGGGGAAGGGGATGTTCTTACTTAAATCTAAGCAGCTTTTACGACAGATCTTGCTAGAACCTGTTTTGCTTCTTTAATGAGAGCTTTGTATTTTCTGTTTTCTTCATCTACTCTGAAGGCATCAAGAAGACGCATATGAATAGGACCTAAAAGATATAAAACTTTTTCGCCAGCATTCATACCTTCCCAATAGCTTGGTAAATCAAAGCGCGTATCATTATCATAATCAACAGCTTGGTTTCTTAGTTTCTTTTCACATTCAATAAAGTAGCGTCGAGCCTGTCTACCTTTCTCATTGCGTTCAACCATTGAGAGCTCTTTCGCCATGTCTAGGGTGAGATGATATTCTTTACTTATAACATTTTTACGTTTCCCAATTTTGGGAAGCGTTAAAATATAGTCCTTTCCCTCTTCAAATGCATACTGATTAATGCGGTTCGTAATCCAAGTAGCAAAACGTTTTCCTATTGCCAAAAATGTATGTAATTCACGTGCGTTCACTGTCTGAACGATATCACCATCAATCGTAGTTTGATGTAAGTCAATTAAATATTGTGCCATGATTTGGCTCCTATGTGCTTAAAGGTTTTCTATTGACACTCTAAAAGATGCCGGGTGCTAGAAAACACGGCACATAGCCCGTCGTTATGCTTTCCCCACAAGGGTATTGTATAGCATAACTACACCCGACAAAGTTATTATATGCGCCTAACATACAATGAGTCAAAGTCTTTAATGTGCGGAAGACTGATTATTTCGGCAACCAATCCGCTATGTGTTTAAGGTGTTTTCTAGGCACCTGATTCGATTATTCATATTGTCGCCACATTGTCAAGCTGCTTTCGAGATTTTTTGCATTTTTGCTAATTTGACTTATGTATCCTCTACGTCCATATGGATGACGCCTTCGCCTTCATCACATGCATTGGGTGGAGCGTTTGGATCAAGGGTATCGTCCTTGTCTGGTGTTGTGTTTGCAACGTTTTCAGCCGCATTTTCTTGTGCTTTGTCAAAAAGTTCACACTCTATTTTTGTGGTGTAGCCGCCCATTTTATCAAGTTTGTGCTTAACGCTCTTGATGCGCCATTCTGCCGGAATATAAGGTCGGAAAGGGGGATCCTGAACAAGTTTTGCTTCTGCTTGCACAAATGGATCTCCACCAATATCACATGAGAAAGAAGACTTACCGCGTAATGATTTATTACGATAAGCAGCAATGGCCGCAACAGCTTCTGATTGATTATGGTAAGTATATTTGAGTTCATGATACGGTGGTTTTCCAACTTTGACTTCTTTTTTTTCACCACTGCGGATATCATGATAGGTTGCGATAACACCGCCTTTTTTCTCTTTGTCTTCTTCTTCTTTCTCAGATTCTTTTTCTGCTTTTTCCAATTCAGATGATGGTGGTGCTCTGTCACTGTCATCCATATGGATAAAGTTTTCATCATCATCAATCTCTTCTGGTTCTCGTGCATCAGCCGCGGCTTTTTGGTCGTCCCCCACATCTGTTTCTAAGCCATTTGCTGCACCTGCTTCATCTCGTGCGCTGTATTTAAAATCCCAAGAGGTGCAATGTTTCTCGTGAATAACAACAATAGGGAGTGTTTCACCGGTGATGGCTTTGCCTTCACCCCGTTTGGCGAGCACAAGTTTGCCATCAACGGGCTTTGCTACCGCATCATATTCTTCTGCAAGGCGTGTAGCAAAAGCCATATCGCTTTCAGCCGTTTGATCAATGTGACGCACAACGATTTTTGCAAGAGAAGGATCAACCTTTGGTGTATAGCCATTACGCTCTGCTATCTCTTGAACAATACTGCCAAGGGTTTGCTGGTGATAGGATTGGCTTTTAGGTGTTCTATAAGATGTGTTCATGGAGGCGGCGCGCCCTGTAACACTTAAGGTCTGTGGTGGGCTGCTTACAGAGATTTCATCAATTAGATAGGCTCCCATATCACGGTTTTTACCGCCTTCATAACCAAGAGTTATAGAAATGATTGTTCCAATTAAAGGAATGTCAAGAAAGCCATTATCGCACTCACGCGCACGATCATCAAGCTCTATGGTGATGCGGTCGCTTTTGTCTTCTGCTTCATCGGTAATTTCAATCGACAAAACATAGTCCATAAGTATGCGTGTAATATCCTCTCCATTTGCCATCACTGTGCAAAAAGGGTTCATTGTTTGTTGCCCCAAATTCTGATCACAGGTGTGGCTTTAGGATAGGGGAGGGATGGTAGGAGTATCGTGATACCTGCTTTTAAAATGGGTCCATAGTCTGCAAGACCAAAATTAGCCGCGTAGACGCGTTCAACAGCGAGCGCTTGTTGACCTTTGGCATAGTATTTCCAGCAAATGGCATCCACCATATCGCCATCTTTAGTCATATAAAGGTCACTCATAGGTCTTCACCATATTCTCTCAACTTTATCGTAAATTCTTGTTTTTTGGGTGTGCCATTATAATGAAAAACACTTTGTTTTTCCTCTACGGAAAGGATGACAAACTTACCTAAAATTTTGCCTTGACCAGTCACAAGGATGTGAGGACCGTTATGCGCCATTTGCCGTAAATGTTCTATTTGTCCATGACCGCCTTTGAAATCTGGATAAACGATACCTTTTAAAGAAAACGCAGCATTTGCAGTAGCTGGCAATTGAAGCGCTGCTTTACGTCCCAACCGCCCTTGTTCAACCCATGGAATGTCATAGGTTATATCGAGGACTTGATAGGCTGCTGTTTCAATGGAAAAGATAAAACAACCTAAAGCTAACATCATGATGATTAATCCGAAAGACTAGAAGCTATAGCCAAACGCTGTTGTTTGGCATAGTGTTCAAGGGCTTGATTTACGGCGGTGCGGATTTCGTCTTTTAAACCATTGGGAACGGAAATATTTAAATTTGAAATCATTACGCGAGCGTCTATTTCTACCGGCTTATGAACTGTGATGGGTTCTGGAATCTTGAAAGATTCAACCTTTACATTTTTAGCCTGCATTTGTCCTGTTTCAACTACGCCTGTATTGGAATTGCTTTTGCTTCTTCCAGATGGAGAATAGGGGACAATTGCTGTATCAAGCATTCTTTTTGCACGAGCATTGGTTTCATCGGTAAAGGTTGTAATAGTTTGGGTTGAAGTTTTGTTGATTGAAACATTAAAGCCTAGCTTTTCTTTCATCCAGTTTGGCATCCAACTGGTTAGTCCATTCATCATATTGCCAAATTCGTTATACAGATCGTCCCATTTTCTTTTGATACCTTCCCAAAGACTGTTAATCAGGTTGGCTCCTGCCTCTATTAAATCGATGCCAAACAACCATTTAATGAGTTCATTAATTTTTTTTGCTATCCAAGTGAGTGGTGAAAAGTTTTTAAAAAGAGTGAAGAGTTGATCAAAAACGTTACTGCATAAGCTAGCAAAAGAATCCAATAACTTGCTTATGAAGCTTATAACTGTATCCCAGTTTTTGTAGAGCAGATATCCAATTCCAATAAGGGCTGCGATGCTAGTCATTATCCAGCCTATGGGTGTAGTCATGATTGTGATACCAAGCGATATAAAAGCAGAAGAAACAGCAGTTATTGCCGAAATCAGTGAGCCTACAAAAGTTAAAGCAAGACGAGCGACTACAGAGCAAACAGTTACGATTGTTGAGAGGAGTGATCTTCCAAGAGTTGCAGAAAATCTAATAAAAGCTTTATCTGCTACGATTATTTTTGAGAGTAGGGATTTTCCAAGATTTACAGCTAGGCCGGTAATTTTAGAACCAACAGAAGTGAAGGCTGAAAGCACTGGTCCTGAAAGAGCGAAAGCAAGCCTGATAAAAACTGCACTCACTATGGCTATTGATGTAAGCAGCCAGCCATTGATTTTATCCCAATTTTTGTAAAGAAAATATCCAGCAGCAACAAGAGCTGTAATACCACCAAGTATCCAACCGATAGGTGTTGTCATAATTGCATAGCCAAGCGTGACAAACGCTGCTCCCACTGCGGCTAATGCGGCAATGAGTGGGCCAAAAATGAATGAACCAAGTGCGACAAGGCCTACCTTAAAGAGAGTTATTTCACCAATCAAAGGCTCTAGCCAGCAAAACCAGCCTTTAATTCTCTCTGTAAGATCACTGATGCTTTTTCTCAAATCAGAGGTAGGGTTAAGCAAATCATTAAAGACTTTTTTTATGCTTTTAGCCCATCCAGCAACTGTCGTTTGAATGAGGTCATGGTTTTCATCAATCAACTTTGAAAAACCGTCAATCATATCATTGATCACCGGCATGAAACGTGCACCAATAAAGCTCGCGATACCGCCTATTTTTTTCTTAAAGGCATCAAGCTTATCACTTAAATCTGCTGCATAGCGTGCGACATCGGCTCCTATTAGCCATTTTCCTTTTTGTGCCTTTGCAAACAGTTCTTTGATTGGCTTCATCCCTTGCGCAAGCATGGCTGCCATTTCCTTGCCGTCACCACCAAACAGCAGAGCAGCAATGTGCTGTCTTTGCGCTTGATTTTTCATCTTACTCATCTTGTCGGTAATTTCTTCCAGTAAGACAGAGTTTGATTTGAGTTTTCCGGAAGCGTTTTTGACTGAAATACCAAGTGCTTCAAAGCCCATAATGCCTCTTTTTTGCCCAGCATATGCTTGTGCTGAACGCCTATTTAAAGTGGCTAGGGATTGTTGAAAAAGTTCGGCAGAATATCCTGAATTATCGGCTGCATCTCCCCATAATTGAAGTGATACAACATTCATCCCTAAATGGCGTGATGCATGGTGTAGACTATCACCCATATGCATGGTTTTCATAGTAACAGCAGTTAGACTGGCCACAAGACCACCACCAGCAAGTCCTAAAGCACCAGTAAAGACTGAAGCACGGCTTGCTGCTGTACCAAGAGCACTTTGAACGCCATGAAGGCTCGTTGTCATGTTTTTTACAGCAGCAGAAAAGCGCGGAATACTCAATCTATGTGAGAGTGTTTTTGACAATGTATCGAATTTTTTTTGCACACGTTTTAAAGGCGTGGAGAGTTCGTCTTCAAGGGACAGCTTAACCTTTGCATCAGCAACTTTTTTACTCATTTTGTTTTATACCTTTCTGCTGCTTGTTTTCGCCAGAATATTAGTTCTTGCAGTTCCATTTCCATCATGTCTGAAAGTGACCAATGGAACACAATGGCGATATCGGCTATGAGTTTAGCGGCGGTTTCCCAGTCGAGGTGTCCCGCCGCGTGATAAAAGATTCCAAAATCTCTCCAATGCTCGACAAGTCATTAATATCCAGTTCTTCAATCGCTTCATGTGGCCATCCGGAAAGGCGTGCAATCATAGCAATTGTTTGTTCAATGCCTTCTTTCTTATCAATGGCTTGCACATCTTTTATTTTGGGACGATGTAAGGTAATTTCGGTGTGTTCTTTTCCTTCAAAGATCACAGGAATAAGTAATTTGTGTGTAATGCTTTTTTGTATAGTCATTTTTTATAATCCTAAGTTTTCTCTATGGTCTGCTAATTGATTGATACCATTGAATGTTCTAATCAAGTTGAGGGCATCTATCTCAACAATTTCAACGTCCTTCTGGACATATTTAAAATACTGTAATGTGAAGGTAGCTGTGGATGTTGCTTTGCTCCCTGGTTGCCATTCTGCCATTTCAAAGCCTTTGCATAATCCTCTCATGGTAATGACAACACCTTCCGCTGGTGTCCCTTGTGCTTGCATTGAACTACGTAATGAGATGTCAACATCAGTGCGTCCTAACAGTGCCATCAACTCTGGAGAGCAATCAGAAATGGTCATGGTAAGCGTGAGAGTTTCAAGGCCAAGATCAATTTCAATGGAGTTGTCCATGCCACCCCGCGATAACTTTCAACAACCAAATTCAAATTCGGTAATGTTACGCTTTCACATTTTGCTTGATAGGGAATGCCATCGACAAAAATGTTAAAATATTTCAAAACTCTTGGTAAAACGGGTATGGCCATTAAAAAATCTCCTCTAGGTAATCATTGATGATTTGTGAGCGGAATGTGATGTGTTCTGCTGGTGTGGTTGGGGTGAATTCCACATTGAAATAGACTCGGCCGTCTTGAATAGCGCTTGCTGTGTTCAACTCTGGGTCAGGTATACAGCGCCCACCAAGAATGGCACCTTGCGCTTTTAAATCACGTAAATAAGCGTTGACGCTTTCACTTACATCGTTCAGGTATGTCCTTTTGATGTTACGATCAACTGCCCATAGATGTCCGCGCAAAATAGCGTCATTGATCATATCCGCGGTTCTCACCACCGATAAGAAAGCAAATTTTGTATCGCTTGAAAGGGTGCGATTGCCCCAAAGACGATAACCGTTTTCACGGATAATTGTTGTGATGTTTTTTTCGTTGAGAAGGTTGGCACGGCTTGATCTATCACCAATGGAAAAATCAATCGGGCGGGCAATTCCTACAATGCCATTGATTACTTTGTTTGAAGGTGAATGCCAAAAGCCATTTACAAAATCAATTTTAGCAATAACACCAGCAACAGCTGCACTTGCTGGTTCTTCTAAGATTTTACCATTACGATTAACTTTTACAAATGGATCAATAAGAATGGCGCGTTTTGAATCAAAATCCTTTGCTGTGCTAAGGGCCGCTTCATCTGTCGTGTTTGGTGCATCAATCACCACAATTGCGCGCAAACGTTCCGCAATGCCAATGAGTTCTGCCGCTACAGGGTTAGAAGTGGTACTGATTTCGGCTTTAGCTGTCGCATCAGTTCTATTTTCTTCAATACTCACACTGGATGGGCGTTGATGTGTAAAGCCTGGAGCAATCAGAATACGTGGTGTTTGTCCCACAACAGATTGTGCTCCAATGAAAGCATGAACACCTTCGTAGGCTCCATTTTCGTTTACACCGCCTAGAATATTGGTGAGTGTTGCGTTTTCATTGTCACCTTCTTTCACACGGATGACAACAACAATTGCTCCCACTTGCTTAAAAATAAGATCAAGAGCATTGGGTAAAGTACCGCGGCGTTTGCCTGTTTTGTCCAGTTTTGCTGCCTGTGAAAGAGAGCCTGCTACCAGAACCGGTGTGTTAAGAGGAAAGACTTGTTCATCTGCATCGGGCGCTGTGCCAACAATTCCAATAACAGCAGACTGAACTGCACGAAGAGGGCGGGTGCCATCGTCAACCTCGACAACTTCAACACCGTGTAGAAAACTTGTTGCCATTTTATGCTCCTTTAAATGAGTGGCTAATGAAGTGAATGTGAAAAAAATGAAAGGCGAAATGCCGCTTTTGAGAACGACTATTGTTGTCACAACCTTTTTGAAAATTGCTGAAGGTGTAGGAAACAGTCATGCTACAATTATCAAACTTGTGCGCAATAATCGTAAGGATTTTGAGGATTTTTGTTCACTCGCATTTGAAATGCGAGTGAATAGCAAAGGGTCGCATTTGAAATGCTACCCTTTGGAATAGCAGTATGTGAAATAATTTTTTAAAAGCATATTGACACTAATAAACCCTCATGTTAATCGAATCACAAGTGCTGAAAACACTAAACCATTAGCGGATAGGTCACGTAAGATCTTTCCCATGCCTTTAAAATACTGATTGTCTTTTATGCTATTATTGGCATATAACGATTTTGTCGGGTGTAGCTATGCTATACAACACCTTCTCACGAGGGGAAGGCATAGCGACGGACTAATGGCCGTGTTTTCAACGCCCGGCACTCTTACTGGAGTGTCAATTGAAAACATTAAAACCATTAGGAGTTAATCATGAACAATTTAGTGACAATCAACAAAGATGGTATTGCAGTCACAACTTCTCTAAAAATTGCAGAGGGTGTGGGGAATACACATAAAACAGTTATACAGTTAGTACGCAATAATCGTAAGGATTTTGAAGAGTTTGGTTCACTTGGATTTGAAATCCAAGTGAGTAAAAGAGATGGTAAAGGTGGTCAAAAGAGAGAAGTTGCTATCCTTAATGAACCACAAGCAACCTTACTCATGACCTATATGCGTAACAATGATATGGTGCGTTCATTCAAAAAAGCACTTGTTAAAGCTTTCTATGATTTAAAAAACCAGTTAATTGATAATGACCGTGATACACGATTTGATTTTCCAAGCAACTGGGATGAGATGGGAGCTACTGAAAAAGCTGTTTACATTTATGGACCGCTTCACATGCATCTTGTAAAAGCCTTTACATTAGCAGAAGAGAGTAAACATTATAAAACGCTTGTTGAAGAAGCTAAGCGAGTCTTAGCAAATCCGATTGTAAAAGTAGCTTAGACCTACAATATAATTTTATCTCCTCGTTTCAAAAGCGGGGAGGTATGTATTCCTTATATGCTACACGCATATAATGACCCTATCGGGTGTGGTTATGCTATTAGCATGAAATATCTTTACATAATACACATTATACGTATAATACGTATTATACATTAAGGATAGGATATGCCTATGAAAAAATATAGTTTTACAGATGTAAACCGCGGGGCAGGCGATATTTTAGACGAGGCTATGTCTGCACCTGTAACTTTAACAAAGCGAGGACGTGAAAAAATCGTTATGCTTCCTGTCGATTTATATAATGAATTAATAAAAGCGCGTTCTGGCGCACAATCTTTTGTTTATGCAGATGCATCGCAAAATATATTAGACGATTTAGATCGTGGTTTAGATGACATTTTGAATAGTGATGAACATGTTTAAAGCAGAGGATGTTGTTAGATATTACTATTTATCCAGCATTCCATAAAACATCGTCTCTTTCTCTTCAGAGTGAGGAGGAGATCAAACAGCGTGGAGTATTGGAACTTTGCTAACATCTGTTTCACGTTCAGCATGCCACGCATCATAATTGGCTTGCATGCGTAACCATATGGCTGCTCCATTTCCAAACATTTTGCCAAGACAAGCCGAAAGAGAAGGGGAGATAGGTTTTTCTGCATTTAGAATATCATAAAGATGTTGGCGTGATATACCAAGCATCTGTGCAATTTCTGTCTTCGTTTTGCCAGTTTCAGGAATAATTTCTGCTAAAACTTCTCCTGGATGAGTAGGGCAACGGTTTTTACCTCTTTGTGCAGGAATGTCATTCATAACTGTATCCTTAGTGATATTGTTCAAGATCAACACGGTAAGCATTACATGAGTCAAATTCAAAGGTAATACACCATGGTCCGTTAACATGGATAGTGTAACGGGTGGGCTTTAACAGCTGACTTGTAATCTTGTTATATATGTGTAATAATATTCATTATGGATAGATTTGTTGGGATAGGTAAAGCAGCTCAAGTTTTAGGTGTTTCGATTAGTACTTTACGTCGTTGGGAAGGTGAAGGCAAGATTATTTCTGAGCATACAGTAGGAGGACACCGGCGTTATGACCTATCCAAGCTGAGACCTGAGCTTTTTCATTCGAGAGAACTGTCACAAAGAAAAACCATTGCTTATGCACGTGTATCGAGCCATGATCAAAAAGACGATTTAGAGCGACAAAAACAGGTTCTCGAGCTTTATTGTGCAAGCCAAGGTTGGACTTATGAACTCATTTCTGATTTAGGATCAGGGATGAATTATCGTAAAAAAGGTCTTAAACGTTTATTGGATGCTCTCATTGAAAATGAAATTGGTCGTTTGGTGATTACACATAAAGATCGTTTATTGCGCTTTGGTGCAGAATTGGTCTTCGCCATTTGTGAAGCCAAACAAGTTGAGGTTGTCATTCTTAATCGGGGGGAAGAAAGCAGTTTTGAAGAAGATTTAGCCAAAGATGTTTTAGAAATTATTACTGTCTTTAGTGCTCGTCTTTATGGAAGTCGTTCGAGAAAAAATCAAAGGTTATTAGAGAATGTTCGTCAAGCTGTAGAGGCCTCGCAATGATTGTTGCTCACAAAATAGCTCTAGACTTAAACAATAAACAGCGAAGCTATATGGCTCAAGCTAGTGGTTGTGCACGCTTTGCTTATAATTGGGCACTAAAAGAATGGCAGCATCAATATGAAGCATGGAAGAAAGATAATAATTTACCAAAGCCTAATGATTATGCGCTCCGTAGACAATTCAATTCTCTAAAACGAGAACACTTTCCATGGATGATGGAAGTTACTAAAAATGCTCCACAAATGGCCATTATTCAATTGGGTGTGGCTTTTAAGAATTTCTTTTCAGGGAGCAGCCGATATCCCACTTTTAGAAAGAAAGGAGTGCACGATCGTTTTACTTTAACCAATGATCAAATACAGTTGCAAGGTTCCAAGATAAGAATTCCCAAACTTGGTTGGGTTCGTCTGCGAGAACACTTGCGATTTCAAGGAAAGATCTTGTCAGCAACCATTAGCCGTAAAGCAGATAGGTGGTTTGTAAGTCTTAGTGTTGAAACAGATAATCAAAAGCCACTGAACGAGAACCAAGTTATTGTTGGTATTGATTTAGGCATTAATGCACTTGCAACGCTTTCGACAGGAGAGACCATAGGAGGTGTTAAACCTTATAAGGCTTTGCTAAATCGTTTACGGCGCTTGTCTCGAAGGCTAAGTCGTAAGCGAAAAGGCTCGAGTAATCGTTATAAGGAAAGACAAAAACTCGCTAAGCTTCATGCACGGATAAGTAATATCAGAACAGATCATTTGCATAAGGTTACAACAGATTTAGTTCAGCGTTTTGGGATGTTTTGTCTGGAAGATCTTCATGTAAAAGGTTTGCTGAAAAATCGGCATTTATCGCGTTCTCTTGCAGATCAAAGTTTTTTCGAGTTTCGCCGTCAATTGGAATATAAAGCAGTACGTTATGGTCGACAGATTATTATTGCAGATCGTTGGTATGCGAGCAGTAAGATTTGTCATCATTGCGGATGTAAGGCTGAAAAGTTACCTCTTAGCATACGTGAGTGGAGATGTTCTCATTGTGGTACACACCATGATAGAGACATTAATGCCGCGATTAATTTAAAAAACTTGGCGGTGAGTTCCACCGTGTCAGCCTGTGGAGAGGAAGGCTCTGACCAACGTCTTGTGACTTTGGTGAAACCAGCCTCAAAGAAGCAGGAAATCAACAGTATATTTAATCAGAAATGATCATATTTACATAAGTTTGATAGAACGGCGGGAAAAATTGCCCATCTTTGTAAATCCAACCAATTTGTGCTTCCTTTGACCGAATTGCTTCGCCATCAAAGTCGTGAACATAATTTTCTGATGCGACGATAATATTTGTTACCACACCATTTTCAACAACTGCATATTCCATGAATATCTCCTAGATAAAAAATTTTAACAAGATAGCTCCATCTCCGCCATCTCCGCCGGCTTTACTGCCTTTCTTGTATCGGTCACCATCTTTTCCACGAAAATAACCGCCACCACCACCTCCTCCACCAGCACGGTTATTACCCGTACCACCACCTCCGCCGCCACCACCACCGTCACCTCCTTTATAGCTCTCTCCACCAAGTGTCTCGTAATGAATATCCTCCTTTGAGTATAAATTAGAACCGCCACCACCACCTCCTCCTCCAAAAACCGAATTCCCACCGTTACTCTTACAAACACCTCCTTCTCCACCAGAGAAGACAGAACTGACAGAAAGTGTCTTGTCACTATCAAGTATTCCGCCTTCTCCTCCTCTTCCACCATCACCTAAGCCAGCTGTTTTAAGATAACCTGCATCACCACCACCTCCTTTTTTACCAGCTGCGCGGAGGGTTTCCCCGCCACCACCTCCACCTCCTCCTGCTTGAACAATTTCTTTAATAACTGTAGCACCACCACCACTACCATTTGTTTTTTCTTCACCACCACGACCACCACGACCAATGAGTGCTTTTGCCGATTTTTTTAGATCTGATCCTTTGATTTTTACACGAGCGCATTGACCACCACCACCTCCGCCACCGCTATAACCACCACAACCACCACCACCTCCTCCTCCGCCACCCCAAGCCCATATTTCAATTTCTGTGTCATCAGTGACACCTTCGGGTAATGGAATGTCTCCGCTTTCTGTCATGAGGATTTCGACAGGTTTTTTGGTGAATAAAGCCATCAATTTATCTATTTCACTTTTCGTATAAACAGCTTCACCATCGACTTTAAGCGGTCCTTTAAGCTTGCTTTCCGTTGTGCTTAAACTTGTAACCACTTCACCGTTATGGGTGAGGCTAAGCGAGGAATTGCCGGTGAGTTCCACATCACCACTCATAGTCACTTTGTTGTTAAATTTGTTATCATTTTGCCACTCATTAGCTTGTGCTAAACGCCCATAGGCTGTGAGGTCTTCATTGATCTTGGCTCTAAAGTCATCAAGACCAACGATATCTTCGGTTTTATGTTGATGCATGCCTAACAGGGATATTGCGCTACCAAAGGTAAAATTATTATTGCTTGATTTGTAGAGCACATAATTGTTAGCTGCATCTTGTGCACCCTCGATATCGCTTAAATCAGCAAATGAGAAGGTTTTATCCGCTGCCATCTTGCCTTTGAGGGTTGCTTCAAGATCTGCGACATCATTTATGCTATGCGTGTGTTTTGAAGGCGCTTTTTCGTCTATCTTTTCCTCAACATCGGCAATGGCTTGATCAATTTTTCTTAAGTTTTCCCGCAAGATGGGGAATTCAGAACTGATAAAGCGTCCTTCCTTTGGCAATTCCATGTTGAGTTTTTTGGTTTTGGTCATGTCTATTCTCCATCATAATATGCCGGTACCAAAATCACACACCATGGACCGTGCTGCAGGTCCACCAGTGAGTGTGAGTTTGAGGCGCGCTTGTTGTGCTGATTTATCATCACTGATAAATTTGCGCTCTGTCCAAAGAGGTTCCGATAACTGTTCTGTTTCGTCTAGTTCCAAAGGGATAAAAGCGCCGTCATCCAGTTGCATCTCTAGTGTAAAGGATGAACCTCCTGGCAAAAAGGTCTTGATATAGCTGGTAAGCCTTGACTTTTCACCAAAGGCAAAAGCCCTGGTGATATAGGTTGCTTCTTTATGAACTTTTCCTGCAATTAATTGAACAGGAGCAAATAACACGGGTGAAAGCTTTTCCGTGCCTTTGAGAATGGCGCGGAGGTGAACTTTTTCACTGATATATTCAGTAAGATTAAGCAATTGAAATGGCAGGAGTTGATAAATTGTGCCGTTGTTGCGTTCAATTTCAAAGATAACAGAACACTGACTTGAAGGTAATTCAATAGCTGCGCGTATTTGCAAATCAGAGCAGTCAACAAGATCAAACTCACCTAAAGGAACGGTTTTTTCTGTTTGTGTGTAGCGGGCTGCTAACACTCGAAATGCTAAGGCTTCATCTTGATGGGCTGTCCAGCTTTGTGCGTTGACAGACGAAAAGCGTGGACCCGTCACATAGGGGTGACTTGAGACATATCTTTGGCTCTCTGCATCAAAATCACCAAGTTTGGCCAGTGAGACAGAATGGTCACCATCATCAGTTTTAATGACAAAAGCGGTCAGACGATCATCGGGGATTAATAAGGGAACATCATAGCGTGCTTTTGCCCATCCGGTTTTTGCACCTTTCATAGGATAGGATGTTTGGGCTTGAATATCGGAGGTGGGATAGCCGTTTTCAGTGGTAACCAAATCGATCATTAAATCATGCGAAGGATTACCAATTTTACAAAGATGGAAATCAATTTCTGTGATTTGTCGTGTTTCATCAGGAGTAAAGACTTGTGCTTGTGGGTCCACTTTTGTCCATATTTTTACTGTGGTGGTGCGCCGCATCACTTTCACATCAATCACACCTTGTCCGGTAAAAAGACCTGTTGCAATTGTACCACCTTTACCCTGTGCGATAACATTCTTTGTGCCAGCAGTAATGTTTTTAGGAATGGTAAAAGTTCCTTCGAGCATACCTTTAGAGTCAGCAACAAGGCGGCTATTTGGCAAGACATTAACACCATCAAAGGTAAGGCTTTCTAAGATTTCTCCTTTGGCAAAACCTTCAATCTTAAAGTTCAATGTAATTTGCCTTAAAAAGTCTATTTGCTCTTGGGTTGCATGCACTAAATCATCACTGATTTCTGTCTTACGGATGCTTCTCCCACGGTTTTGCCCCATATTGAGTTGATTGGTCACACTTGAGAGCCAATCGGTGCGCTGTTCATGCCAAAAGTCTGTTGCGGGGGTAAGAGTGATTGTTCCAGGCAAAGGAGAAAAGTTTTGATAAGGATTGATTTTTTCGCAAGCCGTTATCAACTCTTGCGCAATGATGATTTCATTTGTCCAGTCAAGGGTGACAGGCGCTTTTAAAGGAGCAGTATAGAATGTTGGGTCAATGGCGAGTTGTAGAATGCCATTGCCTACAGCGCCGGTTTGTTTAAAGCCTTCATCTCTATAACTATCATCTAGAAATGGATCCGCAAACATGCCTTTTTTAGCAACAGGCTCTTTAGAGTCGACATTGCTTTTAATACGCTCTAATTGCATCAATCGATCAAGCGAAAGCACGCGTTGAAAATAGCGCCACATCTCATCATAAGGTGCAACGCGCGTCCCGTCATTGACAACAAGCGGCATTTCAAGCCAATTATTGCGAATGGTTGCAAGGGATAAGACATCATTAGGAACACTTGGTGCCATGGGTTGGTCTGCCGAAATGCCCTTGATATAAACCACATCGCCTCCTGCATTCAGTCCTATGCGGTCAATGCGTGGCAATTTATAAGTGTAACTGACGATAATATCACCGTTATCAGCACCATCTGAGACGGTAATTTCCTGTGCTGTTACCTTATCAGCGGTTATTGGTGCACGGTAACGATAAGTCACTTTGTAGGTGCTTCCCGGAGCAGGTTCATCTCCCATGGGTGCCCAATCAATGGTATCTCCTGTTTTCTTAAAATCTGTGTCTTCTTTAAATTCCTTGCTTCCCTGAACGACTTTGATGAAAGAGGTGATGCTTTTATCAGGGACACCATCACGCCCTGCGGCAACCGCACCGCGGGTGATGTTAACGGTCTTTTCTTTTGTTAATAAAAGAGACTGAATATCGGCAATAGGAGAATAATAGGGTTTAAAAGTAAAGCTTGTTTTTCCTTTTTGAGGTGCAAAAATATGCGTTTCACTAGGAACAACGCTTGTCGAGAAATCTTCTAGTTCCTCATGCCGCAAAGCTGCTAAACGTTTGCGTTTAAAACCATTAATATTGGCTTCCCCTTCTTGAATGCTAAAGATTTGGCAACTGTTGTTTGATCCTAAAGCGCTCACACGGCATCCACTCACGATATAATGCCCATGAGCGCGGTCATAAGTGGCAATGGCTTGCATGGCCGGTTCAAGTAGTGAGGGTGATTTTTGATCAATGAGAACACCATCTTGCAAAATGTAGACAGGAAAAAACGTTCCTTGCTGTCCATCATCTTTCAGAGCCCAAACAAGCTTTGCAATCTCACGGGCAGCACCGGGTTCTCCTTCTGCTAAGGTCCCTGGAATTTGCCCCAAGAGTTCCGGATCATCCTCATGGGTATTCCAGCTTTTTTGCAGTTTCACACCGATTTCCAAACGTCCAATCATGGAAACATTGTTGAGAACGGTTGGTGAAATAGGGAAAATATCACCGGCTATAAAAATCTTACCGTCGGTTAAAGTTACTGTTTGCGTATCTTTGTCGACAAACGCATCTGCTCGTTCAACACGGTCTCCTTCTTTGGCAACAAGGCGCCCTAAACGATTGTGACGACCTCTTATGATGGTTTGAACTTCATTCAACTCACCACTTTGCAGAAAAGGGCGTTGTCCATAAAACACAACGCTTTGTTGTTCATCTTTGCCGATAGATCTGTCAATTGCAAACGGCAAGCCACTTTCATGTTTCATGTTAAAACCTCAATAAAATCTTGAATTGTTCACGAACATCAGCGCGCAAAGGGATGTTAACGGCTGTTTTGAGTATCTCCACACCACCATTCAGTTCATTGGTGTTACACCAAAGCTTGCCAAGAGGGACGTCTTGTTTTGGAGAAGCATGAACGAGAATGGAAACAAATGCTGCTTGTTTCCCATCAACATCCTGAAAGTCTGTACGTGCTGCTAGAAAAAGCGCTGTGCCCATCGGGGAGGGCTGAAATCTGCCGCCTGAATGGCTGTATACACCATCCAAAGCCTGTTCGACAGGCGCTACAGCATAGCATCTGCGAGTGCCAATCACGGCATTTTGAGTGTCTCTTAATACGAGATAAAGCGTGCGGCCATGAAACCACTCTGCCATCAGTATATCGCGTTCATGTTTTTTAACCGAACACCACGGAAAGTTTGCCATGTCCCATGGGTAATCAATTTGGTCGAAGCTTAATTCTCCATCCCCATCATCTATCCAATTGCCAATAAGCCTGCCTTCTTCTTTTTCCAGCGTGTGATTAATTTCTGTTGTGTGCCCAAAGGAAAAAAAAGTGCCCCCAACTGTTAACCTAACACCGCTCTCATACTCCAACATGCTGTCATCAAGGCGTGACATATTGCCCTCGGTTGCCTCAACGTCATAACCATAAACACTACGGCGAAAATCAGAGCGCAAACTTTTGGAAAGGTCTGTGATTGCTTCAATGGCTTCAAGGCTTTTCCGTTCAGGCAATCGATCAAAGTAGAGTTGAAAGGAATTCCACCATACTCGCCCTGTCCAGGCGGGCGTAAAACGTGCCGAAATCCCTAGCCATTCAAGCCCCATCTCTATTGCCGCAAGGGAGCCGCGTACCCGCTGCCATTGAAGCCCCTGATCAATCAAATCATAGAGGTTTGGAAAATAAGGAGTAAGTTCTCCAAGTCCATATTCTTCAATAAGCCATGGTAAAAAGCGGGGAGGGCGTGTGATCAATTTTGTCTGTGAAATCCCCAAAATAGAACTGTCCACATCTTGATGAAAATCACATGCCGCAGCGAGGCGTTTTTCAAATTCTGTTGCGTTGGTTGGGAGTAAAGAGCCAACCATTAGCGTGCACGACCTTTGAAGTTTAAGGTGATTTTTCCAATTGCTAAAACTTCTTCATCACAAACTGCACTGTCTTGCGTTGGTGCAATGGCACTTACTTTCTGGACACCAGCAATCATTAGTTTTGAAATCCACCACGAGAGACTTAATTCACGACCAATGGCTTGTTCTTTTTTCCATGCTGCTCTTAAATTTTCTTCCATTTGCATGAGAATTTTCAAAGATGTTTCTGGTAACAGCCAAACATCTGCTTCCAAATCCACTACTTTTTTGACAGCAGCGTGAACAATGATTGTATCATTAGTCATGATGATATTTTTTCTGTGAAGTGCTTGTGAGACTGTTTGTATAAGATCTTCAGAAGCTGTTCCTTCTTCATTTTTGCCAAAAAGAGCAACGTAGATAGTTGGATCTTTGCCTTTGCGATAAATAATCGCATCCTTAACACGGTTATCCGCTGACATAGCTATAAGCTTGTAATAAGGTTCTGTTCCGCTCGTTTTGCCACCACGTGCATGAAGTCGAATACGTTCACGATATCTCTCATCACTTTCATCCTCCATGCGGGCAATACCATGCCAATTTCCCAAAGCATCAAGGGATTCACCAGTTGCAAAATCAAGAATATTATTGCGTGCTGCTTCATTAATACGCTGCCTTAAAAGCAGTTCTCGGTAGCTAAAAGCTTCAATGACTTTGACTGCTGGGTCACTTTCAAGAAGAATGTATCGGGGCAAAAGCTCTTTTAAATGTTCAATATTTGCTGCTCGGATTTCTTCAAAGGAAAGTTCTGAGATGATTTCGAGATTGGAAAGGTTCTTCATTGTATCAGCACTCCTTCCATGGTAATGGGCTTGCCTGATGGCAAGTAGATGCCCGCAAAGGACAAGGATATTTTTCCATCTTCAACTCTTTTAAAATCTATTTTTTTCAGTTTAAAACGCGGTTCCCACTTGTCTAAAGCTTCAGCAACGGCGGCATAAAGAGCAACCGCAAAGGCATTATTGGATGGCGCATCAATCAATTCCGCAATACGTGAACCATAATCACGTCGCATGACTCGCGTGCCAATGCGTGTTGACAAGATGTCAATAATCGACTGACGCAAATGATCGATACCAGATAGGGGTTTTCCTGTTGTGCGGTCCATTCCACTGTTCAATTTGGACCTCCTGTCATGGAGCCGCCAGAGGAAACACCACCATGAATATGGCTATTTCCAATATTGGTACCATTATGCTTTAAGTTACTTGAATTAATGGAAATATTATTCCCAGAATGAAAAGAAATACTATCATTCGAATTCAGTGAAACGCCACTATCTGCCTTCAAAGAAATGTTGCCTTTTGCGTTTAAACTTATATCGTTTTCTGAAACAATCTTTATGCCATCCAGCGCGGTAAGCTCTAGTTTGCCATTTTCACCTTTTAGTGACACGCCATCAGCGATTGTCAGGATAAACTTTCCACCTGACTTGATGTGAATGCTATAGCTGTTTTGTTCATCATCATATTCAAGGCTGGTTCCATCAGGATATATAGTTCGGTGAATGCTGCCGTTATCGGCTGCTTGATTAGCATCTGTATGAATGGAGCCAACAATTACACCTTGTGATAAATCTCCTGATGACGAGAGAACAACCACTTGCTCTCCAACATCGCGTCCTTCATAAGAGCGTGTTTTACCGGCGCGGGCTTGTGTGTCTGGAATCCAGTCACTGATAAGATTACCGCTTTTAACCCGATAGCGTGCATTTTTATGGTCGACATGGCTAATCTTGCCCACCATAACCATATTGGCTACACGTCTCTTTAGATCTGTGATTTCTTTATCGCGCCGCTCTAACATGAGTAACCTCAATTTTATGATATTTGTCTTTGTTTTTCACACCTGTTTTCGGTTCAAAACCTAGAAAAGGTTCAACGAGTCTTGCTGTTACACTGCCTTCGTCTTCATCCATGTTGGGGATATTTGTCATGTAAGTGACTTCAAAGGTTAAAATTGCACCATGGAGTGCTAGAGCGCCATTATCTCCAAAGGCAAAAGCAATATTTTGCAGGCGGCATGTCTCAACTGTGTTGTTGAGATTGGGATTGGCATAGAAAATCTCCTCCACTTCCCATGCTAGTTGATCAACAAAACGCGCTCCATCTTCTCGTGTATCATAACATTCAACATCTACTGTTAAAATACGCCGCCTTACTCCATAATCATATCCATCTTCAATGATTTCACTTTGTGTTGAGATATTAATGGCCGGCATTTTCTCAACGGAAAAGTTGAAATCACGCATATTAAAAACATTGTCACCAGCAGCTGTTTTTGCTGCTTTGATCAACGCAACAAAGCTTTCCCTAATCGTTTCTCTGGGGTGCATAAAAGCTCCTGTCCAATTAAGTGTATAAAATGATTTACTAGTATTAATAATGATACTAGTATTGGTTATGAGTAATAAAGTTGCAAAAATAATCAGCTTGATGAAAGCATCACCAAAGAACATCAAGTTTTCCGATTTGTTGGCTGTATGTGTATATTTTTTTGGAGAACCGAGGAACAATGGTACAAGCCACTTTTTTTAAAACACCGTGGCTTGGTGATCTTCGTGTGAATATTCAAAAAGATTCTGGTAACAAAGCAAAAGCTTATCAGGTCAAACAAGTCTTACAAGCGATAGAAAGGATGAAACATGAACAATAATCATTATACATATCGTGTTTTGTGGTCGCAAGAAGATGAGGAATATGTCGGATTGTGTGCAGAATTTCCATCCCTTACATGGTTAGATGCTCGAGCAGAGAAAGCTTTAAAAGGCATTATGGACCTTGTTTCAGAAGTTGTTGAGGACATGCAACACAATGGAGAAGAAGTTCCTGTGCCATTGTCGCATGGTAAATATAGTGGTAAGTTTCAATTAAGAATACCACCAGAACTCCATAGAAAACTTGCAATTCAAGCTGCCGAAAATGGTGTGAGTTTAAACAGATATATTTCTTCTAAACTATGATTTCCCTTTTGATACATATTCGTCTTTAACCACCTCCCCACCTTTAGAGATGGGGAAGGGGGATTTTTACTTAAGCAACCTTTTTAATGGGAGGTTCCAAATTTGGTTCATAAGTTCGCAACAAAGAATCCATACGATATGGAAGTTCTGAAGCTCCAAAATCTGTCAAAATTGCCAAAATCTTTGTAATATTCGGCACGTCATCTTGAAGTTTTAAAACCAGAGCATCTACGACCGATTCCATAACCTCAACCAGTGCATTACACTCTTCATCTCCAATGCCTCGATGGTTAGAAAGCTTAAACAATGCCATCCACAAATCGCATAAGAAATCTACACTGCACTTCATTGCACACCCCCAAAGATTTGTTCTCTCAAACATGCCAATCCTCTGGATGTGATTTTTGTTGAAGGCAGCACCTTTTCTGTACCATCCGGTCTTTGAATGGTGATAGCAGGACAATCCATGAATCCTTTCTTGATTTTATCTTGATAAGGTAATAGAGGAGCCCCGGAGCACGCCGATACACCCAATCATGTTTACGCAAGTAATCGGTTAAGTCTTTTGGTCGTACTTCAAGCATCTTTGCTGCTTCTATCAAACCAAACAAACCATCAGAGCGTTTTAAGCCTTCAAGTGCTTTTGCTTTTGGTGTTAACTCAGAAATAACATGATCTTTTTGTTCAATTTGATTTTGTAAGTGATTCAAGACTCCCAGCAATGCTTCGGGTTTAGAGTAGTCAACTTGTGATGCAGCTACTTGTTTCAAAAGCCGTTCACATTTGATAAAGTATTGACGTGCTTCATGTCCTTTATCATTACGCTCGATCATGGAAAGGTGTTTAGCCATGTCTAATGTAATATGGTATTCTTTTACCTTTCCACCGCTTACTAAATTTTTAGTAAGCGTTATAAAGTTTATATTTTCCTGAAATTTACATTCTTTAATGCGATTTTTAATCCAATCATTAAAGCGAGCTTTTATTTCTAAAAATACATGCAATTCACGTGCATTTACTGTTTGAACAATTTCCTGTCCAACAGTTTGTTCCGATATCGGAATAAGAGTGTTCATTATGAACTCCTTGGTAATAGAGGTTTCTTAATGGCATTCCAGAGAAATGCCGGGCGCTAAGAAACACGGTACCAAGTCCGTCGTTACGCTTTTCCCCAAAGGGTATTTTATGGCATAACCACACCCGACAAGGTCATTATATGCGCGTAACATACAATGAGTCAAAGCCTTTAATGTGCGGAAAATAAACTATATCGGTAGTCCATCCGCTTGGTATTTTCTAAGGTGTTTCTTAGGCACCTGATTCGATTATTCATACTCCTATTATAATGTCAAGCAGTAATATTACTTTTTTCTAAAAATGTAATGAACGTATCTTTACTTTATTTATCGACTCACTTTAATTTTCCGGCTTTACTTTTTTATTTATAGCGGAGGGGGAGGTAATGCTGGATACCCTTAATATAATTGCAATGATCGTGTGCTTGTTATCATTGCCAATGATGGTTGTCGGACTCGTTTTAGTATGTATAAAGAAATGGCGGAAAAACGGACTGAAAACTCTTGGTATTGGAGCTTTATTATTTATCGGCTCTGCAATAGTAGGGGCTTCTGTACACAAAGACAGATCAGAACAAGTTGCACACAATAACGAAATTGTTATCTCCTCCTCGACTTCATCAATAGATGTTGCTACTCAAAACGAAAGCGTGACTCAGGTACCAGCTGAGAATACCGATAAGCAAGTTACCTCCATTGAAGACAATAAATCAGATGAAAATGATGGGTTAGGTTTTTGGGGATGGGGGTTGTTAATAATCCTCACTTTTTCTACAGGTTCCGCTTTATATAATTATTGTCTATACAGACGCAAAAAACATTTTGAACAACAAGTTGCGATGTTACAACCAGATATCCCTCCCTTTAATTTTTCCGAAGCATGTGAAATGTTTCAAGAACTTGATGCAAGTGAATATGATTATCGTCTAGCACCTAATGAAAAACTGTTGGGAGTTCAAGAATATGCTAATTTTGTTGGTAAACGTAGAGTAAATAAAATAGAACAAATGGTAGTTGTAGCACGTGGGCGTCTTTTGGTAACCGATCAAGCTATTGTGTTTGAAAGCTCTGAAAAGAATGAACGAACTACTTGGACGCGAATTGCATCAGTAGACATCACATATGAGGGATGTCGGGTTAATCGCCGCTCTGGTATACCATGGAACTACAAATTCACCGCTACTCCCAGATTTGCTGCAGTGGTAAGAGCTCTTGGGCGCCCTTATTGATTTTTAAGTAGTATATCGTATAAATGTACATCACTATTTTATCTCCCGCAAAATAAGTTTATACATACCGGATTCAGAGGCTTGGACATCAGTGACAGTGAAGTGCTCTTGAGAGGCATTTTCAGTGTTTTCAGGAGCCATCACAATAACACTATCTTCCGGTTTTGGTGGTAAGCCTCCAATGTCATTAATGCAAAGATCAAGTTCCTTTTTGGGAATTGTCGTGGGGATTCTGCCACCGGCGTCCGATTCCGAATGCTTAATGCCGTAAATCGCTGTGATACGAAAAGATTGCTGGCTGTCCTTTCGCGTGTAGATGATGGGCTGCCCAAAGGTGTTGCGCACATCTTTAACCATTTGGTTTAGCAGCCCGTGCCATCGCATGTTATTTCGCTCCAATTACGGCTTTGAACAACATTTCAGGGCGTGTACAAATGTAAAGCGGATAGCTGTACACTTCAGGTTTCACCCATGCATTACGGTCGTGGTCGACTATCAGCATTGTGTAGAGAGGTTTTCCAACCGTGTTGGCAAAATCCAAGCTTTCGCCAGGGGCGAAGGTTTTTTGGAATACACCAGGCGCATCAACAGGAAAGAATTGACATTCATCAGGCTTAATTCCTATGGCGCGTTTTGTTCCAGCTTTCGCACTCACATTATAGTTGTGAATGCTTCGATAATTGATAAAGGTCACACCCGCAAAATCAAAACTGCCAAAGCTCCCCGAGCCAAGGGCACTTGGTGTCGCAACACCTCCTGCGCTATTGAGTGTCTGTGCTAAGGCTGTGTTTAAATAGGTTTCACGAATTGTTTTATGGTTTTTTAACTTGGAAAAGAATTCATTCCCACAAAGCCCAATAATTCGTGAACGATCAGAAAATGCCCCATTTGAAGCCTCAATCATCCTCATAATAACCCGATCAACATTGTCAGCAACATTGGTTGTTTCATTGTTCAGTTTAAAGTCAATCGGCTTTGGTGGGGTGATTTCCCATTCCTTGTACCAATCGACAATCACCGAACCATCAGCATCAAGGACAACACCTTGAACGGCGCCAAGCTGCATATTCTCCCATGTTAATTCGATTTCAGAAATCAGTTTCTTTTGTTTTTTGGCAATATATTTCATTGCTGTCTCTAACTGATCTTCTGTGCCAAATTCACGCCGGTTTTGGATTTCTTCTGATTTCACCGTATCACTTTTGGCAATCCGTGTTGTTTTGAAAAAGCGAAGGTTCCTGCCATCTCTATCACCTTCTGCTAAAGGTGCTCCGCGTTCACTTGTTTGTATAAGCGAAAATGTATTATCACGCCGTTCAATACCAACCACTGTGGTGCTGGTTTCAACTTCCTCAAAAAGATTGAGAGAGCTTACAAGACCAGGTTGAAACTCATAGTTTTCAATGGCTTTCATCATTGTGATGCTTGAGAAAGCATCATGTTTAAAAAAATTCATATCCATGTGCGCATTCTCCTATCGCAACAGAATTTTATTGTTGTCTTCTAAAGACTGAATGGCTGCCATCTTTTCTTGGTCCAGTATTATATCTGGCCATATCAGTTCAGAAGATTTCACTGTGCACAAACGCGCTGTAATGACGGCAGGTTGCTCTGCTTCTGTTGCATCAACAGTGGCATAAGAAATCCCAGCAGGGATTTGACTACCATCTGTTGCTGCTGGATCAAGAGGGACATAGTGTTCTGTTTCTGTCACCTTTCCCATGATTGTTCCCGCTTCAATGAATGCCCCTGATGCAAACACCACTTCTTCGTTTGACATGTCAGGGTCGTAGCACCCAAGATAAGCGCCATTGCGTACGTCTTCATAAACAATATTATTCATTTCACTGCCCTCCAAGCTGCTTCCCATTTTGCATGAATCTTTGCCTTGCTATTCCCATCACGATGAGGAGTATAAGGCGATAGTTTTAAAGAGGCGCTTTGAGAGGTAGCAGCCGTCAACACACATTGACGTGCTTTCTCGATACTCATACCGTTTTGAATAGCTTTTGCTGCATCAAAAGAAACGCCTAGGCGCTTTGCTTGCCTTTCAAGGGTTGTTAGAGCTTTTGCGCGCTTTCTTTCTTTTTCAAGCACGGCTTTCATGCCTTCGCGCTTGTCTTCATGGTCCTTGTCCTCATTGTCTTCCTCTTCATCTTCGTTTTCTTCTTCATCGTCGAAGTATTCGGCGTTTTTGTCGATGTCACTATCGTCTTCGTCCTCTTCGTCTTCGTTGATGATGTCGACGATCTTTTCATCTTCCTCTTCTGCAGCGCGGTATTTTGTGCATGCCATGTGTTTTTTCCTTCTTCTGTTGCTATTGGGTTTTGTGATATGGAATCCGTTAAGGCTTCCAAAGCTTGCGCAAGCGTGCCTTGCGCATCTGCTAATCCAAGTTTGAGAGCTTGGGTGCCTATAAAAGTTTCTGCTTTTGTGTCACGAATTGCATCAGCATTTAGAGGTCTGTTTTGCGCCACCCAATCGACAAACATCTCGTAGAGTAGGGCGCAATCGGCTTGCATTTTTATCTGTGCTGTATCGCTCAAGGGTTCGTGAGGATTGCCATGAACCTTGTGGTCACCTTCAAAGACAAAAGTCCATTTAAGCCCATGTTTCTCATCTGCCCGGGATTGGTCAAGATGGGCACAAACGACACCAATCGAGCCCACAACCCCTGTGCGAGCAACCCATATTTGAGAGGCAGAGCAAGCAATGGCATAAGCCGCTGAACAGGCAAACTCATTGGCATGCGCCCAAATTGGCTTATTGTATTGTTTTGAGAGTGTTTGAAACTCTTCAACCAAATCAAACACACCGCCAGCTTCTCCCCCACCGCTGTCAATATCAAGTAAAACAGCGCGAACATCAGGTTGTGCCATAGCTTCACGAAAAGAAGCGCTTAAACCTTCATAAGAGGTTAATCCTGAAAGAGAACCAAGCCATGCACTGCGGCGCACAAGTGTGCCATGAACTGGTAGGATGGCAACATTGTTTCGCACTACATAAGTTTCAGGGGGTCTGAAAGCCGCAGTATTCCCTTTTTCAAATGCTCCGATTGGAAATTTTTCTCCTTCAAAAAGACGCGGCGCAAGAGCATTAAGAATAACATCAAGCTTTGTCGAAGCAAGCATATGAGGAACACCAAAAAGCCGTGATGCTAAAAACGGCATGTCGAGATTATTAGCCATTTGTATGTGCCTCATTGCCTTGGTTGCTTTCATAAGTGTCAGAAGGTTCTGAATCTGCGGTATCAATCACTTGATTGCTACCAGAGGGTGCTGCCATATCCGTGTCAAAAGATAAGCCGCGTGCACGAGCGTCTATGTGTTCTTCCTCAAGTTCGGCATGAATGCTGTCAATATCAAAACCACGTTCAGCAAGTGCCATTCGTCGTGTTTTTAAACCGGCGCGAATTTCTTCTTTTTCCGCTGAGATATCCTTGTTTGGATCGATCATTTCAAGTGGTGGTGCAAAGCTTTCACATTGAAGCCATGGCAAGGGATTTTCTTCCCACTCTGGCAAATTGACGCATCCAGCAAGTACTGCCATTTCAACAAAGTGCTCCCAAACAATGCGATTGAACTGAAAGGAAATGATATGTTCGCGCCATTGTTTGACGTGCCGTCTAAACTGAATGATGGAGGTGCGCACATTGGAAAAATTGCCGCGCGTAACGTCTCCAGTAACAACGGCATAAGGCATATTGAGAGCTGAGCAAATTTTCAAGATATTGCGAAATTGAAAGGCTTCATAAGAACCTCCAACCTCAACAGGATTTGAGAATGTAACCTCTTTATTCTCTCCTAAATAAAGAGATGCACCGGGCTCAATGACAGGTGGTTCGTATTCTTCTTCAACGTTGTTTTTATCACGATTATCGGATAATTTTTCGACGTTTGGTGAATTGTCCTTGACAAGCGCCGCGAAAAGAGCCGCCGTCCTTTTTCTATCTAGTTCTGCATCATCATAGGATTCGAGTTGAAAGATCTTTGTCATACAGCGTGTTATTTTAGGAGAACCGCGCAATTGTCCGGCAATACGGCGCTCTTTGATATGAATGACCATTTCAGCAGGCACGGATATGCGCACGCGCTCTTGGCTCTTAAATGCTGTGTTTTCAGGGCGATCATCATAGGGATGATGTTCCCAAAAATGATAAGCAACACGTTTACCACTGGCATTGAATTCAATTCCCATGCGGATGTAATTGCCTTTAATTTCAGCAGGTCCATTGTAAGTTAAATCCAGCATTTCGGTTGGATAAACTTGCAATTGAAGCGGCACACCAGAGCGTCCATAAAGGTCGACATAGTGTAGTCTTACAAAGCATTCGCCGGTTAAAAAGACTTCTCGCGCAATCGTTGCTTGCAGACCATAAAAGTTAGCATCTTCATCATAATCTGCCTCATCAGCCCATTGCCACCATAAATCTAAAAGCCTTTTCTTTTCTTCTTGAAAGCCTTCAATACGAGGATATGGCTTAATTCCATCGCTAACAGCTGCGGATACCCATTCTTCTGTTGCAGAGCCATAAAGAGATTCATTGTCATAAAGCCATCTTGAACGAGCAACAATGGTTTCACCGCATTCTTCAATCGCTTTATTGATGTGTTTTTTTGCAGGGTCAAAACCACCCATGCGACGGCTTTTGCTTGCTGCTTCAAAATGAGGACTGTGTTGACGAGAAATTGTAAAAAATCCCGTAATTTTATTAAAAAAGCCAGCCATTAATAGCCTCGTGATATATTAAAATAGAAAACGCGTGAATGCTTGCGTCCTTCAAGGGAGGCTATTTGTGTGTTCAGCATCTCAAGCGCTCTGCGAAGTTCCTCAACAGAACGGTTGCTTACTTGCTTATCGCCATGGCGTACCGATTGTGCACCTGAATAAAGAGCCTCTTCAATTTGTTCGCGCCGTTTTTTTAAACTTTCAAGTCTCTCAATTTTGCTGTTAAATTGCCCTAAAGTTTCATCCACAAATTACCTCCAATCCCCTCGCATATAAGGATTTATTATTGTTCTGAATTGCTTCTTTTGAGGCTGTGCTGTCTGAGATCTTCTTGGAGCAGGAGAGGGTTGGTGTTCTGATATTGGCTGCTCTAAAGAGCCTTCAGTTTTAAGTTTTTCCAAACGCTCTTCTAAGATATCGACTTCTCGATTAAGGTTTATTCCTGCCGAAATCAGACCTTGTAAAGCCGCATAAGCATAGACCCTACAATCCAAAGCCTCGTTTCTTGCCTTTTCGCTTTTTTGCCATTCAATGCGCTTAAAGCCTTTAAAATATTTGATGACTTTTCTTTCAGCGGTCAGCTGGTCAAAATATTCTCGATCAAGGTTTTTGTGAAAATGCGTTGCACCAGCACCCGATGCTTCAGGACCGGATTTTTTAAACCGTGCCGTGATAATATCTTTTGCTGCATCAACCCCAACAATATAGAGATTAATCTGTCCTTTGTTGTTTCTACTTGGACGGCGCGGCCATACTGCACGCCATCCCGCCTGTCCCTTAATTCCCCAGATACGTCGTCCCTCACGGGGGCGCACATAATTATAAACCGCTTGTGTGTGTCCACCACCGGTATCAATACAAGCAGCTGTTATCCTGATGCCATCTTTGTAACCTGGATGTGGCCAGCGTCTTGTAAGATATTCATCCAGTTGGTCCCATACTTCAAAAGAAGAGGGATCTCCAGGAATGACGTGATAATCAATATGCCAGCTTTCTTCACTGCGTCCCCATCCCACCACTTCAAGTTCCAAGCGGTCATTTTGAACATCAATGCCTGCTGTCAACACGACGGCTTGTTCTGGTGCCAAAGCATAATCTTCGCGTTTTGCATAGAGGCTATCAGTATCGATGACCTCTCCCGTTCTATCTTCCCAAGGCTCTCCAAGCACTGTATTAATAAAAACCTGCAAAAGAGCAGGGTCTTCTTTGGCTCTTAAAAATTCGCGCGCACAATCGCCCCAAGTCAGCCATGGCGAATAAAGCGCTGAAATATGGTAAGAACGCAGACGAGGCTTACTTGCCTCCTGTGTTGCGATCCAGCAAGCACCGTTTTCTTCTGCCATTAAGGTCGCCTTGCGATGTTCGGCATGTTCATGACCACAATGCGCACAAACAAAAACAGCTTTTTCGGGGGCGCCTTTTTGCCACTTGATTTGTGACCAAATAATCGGTTGTAGCGTACCACACACATCACAAGGAACGTTGTAATATCTTTGATCACCAAGCACGAAATCTTTGGCAATACGGCTTGTGTCACGGTGTGTCGGTGTGGACAATTTAAAAATTTTACGTTGAATAAAAGCAGAGGTTCGCTTTTCAGCAATTGTTACAGGATCGCCTTCGTTATCCACATTCAATGGATAAGCATCGACTTCATCCAAAACCAAATAGCGAATAGGAGAAGAACGTAATCCAGCAGCACTATTCGCTCCGGTAATCATCAATGTTCCCCCATAAAATTCCTTTGAAAACATTGTATTTCCACTGTCTCGTGTACGAGCAGGGGCAATGCGTTCACTTAAAGCAGGGCTAGCTGAAATCATCGGATCAAGACGAGACTTTGACAGTTTCTTAGCGGTCTCAACTGTCGGCATCACATACAGTGCCGGTCCTGGACTATGATGAATGGCATAACCACAAAAGTTCAACGCTGCTTCCGACATTCCAACCTGAGCCCCCTTCATCACAACCGTTGTTTCAGTTGGATCATAAACAGAAAGATTATCCATGATTTCGCGCAAATAAGGGGTACGTATAGTTCTCCATAATCCAGGCTCTGCACTCGTAACTGTGCTTAAATAACGATTTTTATCAGCCCACTTAGAAACAGTATAAGGCGGGTCAGGATGTCGTCCTTCATTCGCATAGCAAAAAAAGAGCCCAGCACCAGAGGATGAGGGCGAAGCATTACTTATCATGTTCTGGATTCTCTTCTAAAATGTTGGGATCGTGAAAAGAGACAGGGACGACATTTTCCATTAAAGCTTTGCGCATATGATGATCGATAGCTCCAATAAGGCTAGCAGCATCACATCCGACTTGCGCCGCAATTTCAGCACCAAAGCGATAGGCAAAATTGAGCATTGTATCTCGATGCGCTCTTCCAAAGTTCCATGCTTCTTTTCTTACTTCTTCACGATCAACAGTTGTTTCGCGTAACTTTTCCAGAGCAATCTTTTCTTTTGCTAGCGCAACCTGCATTCGCTCCAATTTGATCTCAAATTCATTGGCTGCTTTCACGGAATCCTGTTTAATTTGTGTAGATTTCTGATGAGCTTTCTTGGTAGGATTTTGGTTCCAGATAGCTGTTGCAAGAGCTTCATTGACAGAACCATCTTCAAAAAGAGCCGCATCAAATTTACCTGTCTTAAATCGTGAAATAACCGCATTAGGGGAGACACGCATCTTTTTCGCAAAGGCTCGAACCGAGAGACCATCACGATGCTTCTTATTCATTCAGAGTTTCTCCCCCACTTTAAAATGATATTTTTCAGAGTACCTAATAAGCCAAACATTTTGCGGTTGAAATTGTACTTCAATTATATTACATTGAAATACAGTTGAGAGAGGAGAAATCATTATGGCTGCTAGTCGTATGGTTCAAGCACGTGTACCAGAAGAAATTCAAAATGTTGCTAGTCAAGTTATTCAAGCTTCAGGTTTATCAGTAAGTGATGTTGTGAGAGTGTTGATGACACGTATTGCACAAGATAAAGCTATTCCGTCCTTCTTGTTTCAACCTAATGCGAAAACTATAGCGGCTTTTGCAGAACTAGAGGAAGGTAACTTAAAAAAGTTTCATTCCGTAGACGAATTATTTGACGATCTCTATGCGGACGATTGAACGTACCACTATCTTCAAACGTGATTTCAAGCGTGAAATGAAAGGACGGTATCGGCATCTTTTAGATACTGATTTGCGCCAAATCATTGCAGCATTAGCAAATGATCAACCTTTAGAATCTCGATATCATGACCATGCATTAATTGGGAATTGGAGCAATTATCGAGATTGCCATATTCGACCTGACTTAGTATTGATTTATCGCTTGATTGGTCAAGATCGATTGATTTTAGTGCGTCTTGGTTCCCATTCAAAACTTGATCTTTAAACCACCTCCACGTCTACTAAAAGACGAGGAGATGAAATTATGTTTTAAAGTTAAGCAACGTTTTTAATGGGGCACTCCAAAGTAGGAGCATAGGTTCGCAACAAAGAATCCATGCTATGCGATAGTTCTGAATCTCCAAAATCTGTTAGAACTGTCAAGATTTTAAGTATATTTGGTACTTCATCTTGAAGTTTTACAATCAAAATCTTTTCTACCAGACTCATGATGTCAACCAAAGCAGTACATTCTTTGTCGTTAATATTTTCATCATTAGAAAACCGAAACAACGCTATCCATAAATCGCATAAGAAATCGACACTGGTGTTCATTGTACACCTCCATGGATTTGTTCTCTCAAACAAGCCAATCCTTTTGGTGTAATTTTTGTTGAAGGAAGCACCTTATCTGTACCATCGGGTCTTTGAATGGTGATAGCAGGGCAATCCATAAAACCTTTTTTGATCTTATCCTGATAAGGTAACAAAGGACCACTTGGAGCCCGTCGATACACCCAATCATTCTTACGTAGGTAATTAGTCAAATCTTTTGGCCGTACCTCTAATATCTTTGCAGCTTCAATAAGACCAAACAAACCATCAGAACGCTTTAAGCCTTCCAAAGCTTCTGCCTTTGGCTTGAGTGTGCTCACCTCATTTCTCAAATCTTCTAATTGATTGATACTCTCTAAAAGGAGTTGCTTAATCGTAAGAGGATTTTCCAAAGCATTGGCAAGATCTACTTGTGGTGTTGCTACTTGTTTTTCCAATTCTTGCCAACGGTCAATGATTTTAGCTCGTAAGGCAGTGCTGTAACCTGAAACAAGAATTAAACATTCACGCTTGGGAAGGTTGTAACAAGGAAGAGAGCGACCTGTTGAATCTTTGTATAACCCTGTAAATTCACTCAATCCAAATTTGGATTCAGTACTTTCAGAGTATAATTCTCCTAACATTTTTCGAATATCACGCATAATATGCGTGTGTTGTTTTTTACACAAATCAGCAATCTCGCGACTAGACATAGTCTGAATGGTTGCTTCACTAAAAGTGCTTTCTTTAATTTCTATAAGAGTATTCATGAGAACTCCTTATCGTTAGACGTTTTTCATTGACACTTTTAACAAAGTGCCGGGCGCTGAAAAACACGGCGATAAGTCCGTCGTTACACTTTCCCCGCAAGGGTATTGTATAGTGTAACCACACCCGACAAATGCACTATATGCTTGTAGCATACAACGAGTCAAAGTTTTTAATTGGCGGTGAAGAGACTGTTTCGGCAATCCATCCGCTTATCGTCAAGGTGTTTTTCAAGCACCTGATTCGAAAATACCTATTACTATAGAATTGTCAAGTAACAAAAATTACTTCTTGCTAAGAAAACGTTTCACATACTGTACAGTGTACATATTGAAATCATTATTTATCAGTGAGTTAAGTGTACAATGTACAGTCAATTTGAAAATTCTGTCGCTAGCGATAGCTTGCGCTGTCCTTCCCCGCAACAGACCCAACCCGCTGGGAAGTACCTTTTACATTGATTTTATTGGCTTTTTATGGAAATAAGAGAAGCATAATTGGTAATCTTTTTTAAATTAACATCTTCTCTACTTTGAAAATAGAGAAAATGAGATCATATTTAAATCTAAGTAGCTTTTACGATAGATCTTGCTAAGACTTGTTTTGTTTTTTAATGAGAGCTTTATAGTGTTTACTTTTTTTTGCTAACGTAACAGCCTTAACAAGATGCATGTGAAGCGATTCATAAATGTAAATAGCTTTTGTAGTAGAAGACATTTTATCTCAATCTTTTAGGAAAGATAAAATGTATATAACTGTTATGATTAGCAGATTGGCTTCTTAGTTTCTTTTCATACTCAATAAAATAGCGGAGAGGAAAATAACATCTAAGACATCTGCAAAAATATCAGTATTCCTAAATTCAATTTCGATTATTGACTTTATTTTAACGTAATGCCTAATACCGGTTTTGCTGTGTCTGTACTACTCATAAAAATTACCTCTACTGGTCTGTCTAGCAGGGCTGCTATTTTAGCCAAATCAAGAATGGCTTTTCCTACTATGCTATCACATTTCCAAGTCCCTAACTGTGTATCTGTACTGGATTTATACTTTACTTCTAAAACACAGTAAGAGTTCTGTAGATCAACTGTAACCGTACCTATATAACCCGGTTGTACATAAGGCTGGTCCATAGCTTGTTGTGCATAAGATCCGCTGATAGATGATCCTATCATTAAGATTGTCATAATCAAGGATAGAAGTATTTTTTTAATTTTCATGATAGTTTCCCTCTCTAAAATTTAAAATAGTAGAATTTAATTTCCTTCTCATCACAAAGGACAAAGATTCTTAAGATCTCCAATCTGTAAGTAAACTAGCTTCTGTTGGTAGATTCTTACTGCTGATTACTTATGCAATTCACTTCATAGGCTCTATGGGTAAGTCCTCCTCTCAATAATTATAGATTTGTGTGGCTAATTGTTATGCAACAATATATTCAGTATACTAACATCATCTGCATGATCATTATGTTCTCCCCTTTACATATTCAACATTTGTTAGCGTTTGCTCATTTTCTCTGTATATAACTGTGAGAAAATAGATACGGTTTGTGTTGTGCAGTGGCTAATATTAAAAACTATCTCTCCATCAGCTCTTTATAAGCAAATCGTTAGCTAAACTCACACCAAGATTAATCCTCAGATAGAGCGATTTCAACATGATGTTTGTTTTGCTTTGTTTTTCCAGTTCTTCCAAGCTACTTTTTGCAAGTTTTAATTAATGCATATCTTATACTCATACCTTAAAAACAAAGCTTTATAATATGAAGGATAAAACTATTCTGTTATTATTTATGCAGTATTTTATTTATAAAAATAAATATATAATTTTGTTATAGTAGATACATTGATAATCTAATCTTCATCAATAGTAATAATTAATGTTGTACGTATAGCGTAATGAGATTTCAAAAACCAATCCGTTCCAAATTGCTGTGGTGATTTTTTAGGAGAACAGGATGATTTTAATTCGCACTGAGCATATGTAAGCCATGGCTGATGTGACCAAGCCGGATATCCATCAGGGAAAGCTGCTAACTGTGGTTGAGCTCCTCCTCCTGCAAGATGCATATATAATTGCTCTCTATAATCTGGATTCGGAATAAATTCACCAACAGTTCCCCCTCTCACTCTTTCCCATCCTATAACTTGATTCCAATGAATCCTACCCAATGCAGCCATTTCTGATTCTTGTGGATGTGGAGAATAATCCAGTAACGATGCATTAACATCAATGAAATTAGGGGTAGCTCTAATATGATAAACATAACCATTATGATTAAGGTGCTCATTTACCCAATTTATTGCAATTATTCGAGCTGTTGATGTAGATACATAGCCAGAATTATGACGTGACATTCCTGTTTCACTTCCATGCACATGATTCCATAAATTTATATCTGGTGGAGGTTGATTAGGCCGTGTTCCATCCATCCCTCGCGGAATGAAACCACCTTCACGTTTTATTTCTTCGGGAGATTCCATAGCCGCTCGATAAACTTTACGGATACCATCCGCAAAGACAGACTGCGAAAACATAATAATTATTACAGAAACAAATAATTTAAACATCTTCCTTTATCCCCCCTTCCTCATCCTTAAGGATGAGTTGATCACTTTATAGAACATATGAGCAAGCTCTTACCTTCTCACTTTCTCCATTAAATGTTTCATTTGCCTTCTTAATATAGACATTTAAGTAAAAAAAGAGTAAATTCTCATAGATTTTTTTAGAAAACCAAAGTGCAAGCGATAATCTTCTCTAAAAATTACAATTAAAGTGAGGAGTGTGTTGACATAGCTTAAGAACATTATTTAGCTTTCTTATTGGTGGCATATTCTTGACGAGCAAGTTGGTACTGTATGTTTTTGGTTAATCGTTCATTGGCATATTGTACGATAGCACTTCCAATGTCTGGCTTTGACATTACCGCAGCAATTGATGGTCCTTCTTGTTTTGCAATGGGAAATTTATCTCCATCCACTCTTTGAAACACATTGCCTTTCATCTTTTTTAATTCAACACGTTTTGGAAAATTCCCACCCTTGATAAAACCATGAGGCAAGATTTCTTTTTTTCCAAACATTGTGTAAGTCACACCGCGTTTTGTTTCTTTTGCTTGAAAGAATTTAAGAGGTATCGGTGTTCCAGAACCAATGATATCCGTTTCGAGAAGCTTTGCTGTAGCCTTTTCTTTAATATAAATGCCTCGCTTGATACGCTTTGATTGGGCAGATGTAATGTCAGCAATTTGTTTTTCGGCAAAGCGTTCGACTTGTTTTGCAGAGGTGTTTACAGCATTACGCAAAGCCCAATTAAGGCGTGGTGCTTGAAGATTGGTAAAAGTATCTTTTACTTGTTGAAGATACCATTTTTGATGGATGATTAATTTCAACTTTTAAGCTTTTGGGCAGGAGATGTTGATGATTTAGAAGTTTTAGGTGTTTCGGTCTGTTGAAGTGAAGTTTCTTCTACATCTGGTTCAGAGGGTATCTGTATAACTTCTTTTTCTATTAGCTTAGTCTGTTCAATTACCTTTTCAGGTTTTATTGTTGTCTTGACTCCAACAAAAGGTTTTGCGGCGTTTGCTCGTTTAAGTCGAGCATAGACTTGATTGGAAACTTCAACAAATGGATTATTGGGTGTTGATGGTTCAAAGCGAACAGTGCTTTTATTATCGCCAAGAACACACATTGGCTTAGTGATGACAGCTTTCATTTTCGCTCCTTTTGAGGCAATTAATTAATGACATAATGATGTCAAATATTAATTTTTTTTCTTTGAAAAATAGATTAGCCCAAATTACCCAGAAAACAGGGCTTTTCAGCCATTATTCAAGCTTATATTTTACTGAATTTTGAGGGGATATTTTTGAATTTTTGACGCAATTCAACTACTGCAGCGATGTCATTAAATACGACTTTTTACGTCATGTCAACAAAAAAATTATATTCTTGTGTTTTTTTTATTTTTTTACCTAAATATGGCATTTTAAAAGCTGTTCTTTAATTTTCTATAAATGATAACATATTTGTTGTATTTAAACATTTTAGATGTTATATTATATTTATAAACAGTCATGAATTAAAAAGATATCTTACAAAACATGGTTGCAGTTTTACTTCAGGGAAAGGCGGCCATTTGCTTGTAAAGCGTGGTTCTAAAAAATCCGTTTTACCTATGCATAGTGCGCGGAAAGAATTAGGAACAGGATTAGTTCAAAAGATTCTTAAAGATCTTGAATTGAAGTAGGTCTGAATATGGAGATGTAAATGAAATATGCACTTAAATTTATCAAAGATGATAATGATACTCTTCTTGTCCTTTGCAAAGACTTTCAGGAATTTATTACCTATGGTAACGACGAAAAAGAAGCTTTAGAAAATGCTAAAAACGCACTTTTAACAGTCATTATGGGACGTTTCCGAGATCGTGAAGTCGTTCCTTTTGGAGCTCATGATACTGCTTATCCTTTTGTTGAAGTATCTTCATTGGCCACTTTAAAAATTGCAATACATAACGCTATGATTGAAAAAGACTTACGCAAAGCTGATCTCATACGTCTTTTACAACTTCACCCAATACAAATTGACAGATTGTTGGATTTAAACCACGCAACAAAATTAGATGCTTTAGAAACCGCTCTCATTGTTCTTGGAAAAGAGATCACTATTAATGTTCAAAATGCTGCTTGAAATTTAGCGGTTTTGTGTAAAATGTTTATAAAGCGCATTAAGAACAATACGCAGTGAGCATACAAGTTGTGGTAGTGATTGATCTTCTATCACAAGATACTGTAATGCGGCATGCAGATTATATTGATGGTATAAACATTGAGCTTCTTGAACAACATTTTGTACAGCTGAAAAATGTTCTGTTGCCATCTGTACCCATTTCTCTCTTGCTCCGTTATCAGAAATTATAGGACTTTCATCATAAACAGCACTAGGCAATCCTTTTGCACACCAATAGTCATTTTTGATTTGTAGGTACTTTTGTGCAGCATCATATTGATCTTGAGTAAGCTCACCTTTCAAATAAAGCCGACCTACGTAAGTACTCGAAAGCGGATTTTTTGCTTCTTCTATGGTCAAGCCAAAGCGTTTGGCACGCATTTCAATTGCCAATTTATCCATGGATTTACGCGGTGTTTTTGTTCTTAAGATACGTCCATTTGCTTCTCTTAGACGTCTCTTAAGTCGTGGACGTCCACGTTTTGCACGTTTTTTTCTCTTTGTCATATTTTATCAATCAAAATGGCATGCTATCATTAAGAGCTGTACTATAATCAGCAGCTTTTGAAGTGGCGGCATAACTTTCGGAAGTGATAGGTGAAGAGGTATGGGATGCAAGTTGATTGTTCTTTACATCAAGCAACTTCAACTCACCTCTGTATTGAGGCAGGACAATCTCTGTTGCGGAATGTTCACTACCATTTTTATCTTGCCATTTACGCGTCTGAAGTTGTCCTTCAAGATAAACTTTACTTCCTTTCTTGAGATATTGAAGAGCAATTTTTGCTAAATGTGGATTAAAAATCACCACAGAATGCCATTCAGTTTTTTCTATCTTTTGATTGGTCTTTTTATCTGCATAGCTCTGCGAAGTGGCCATACGAAAATTCACAATCTCTGAACCAGAAGGCATCATTTTTCCTTCTGGATCAGCACCAAGGCGTCCGATTAATGTCACTTTATTCAGCATGTTTTTCCTGACCTTAAACTTGTATTTTATAGACATAAGATCTTAACATGATTTTCTTATTTTTTCAATGTATTTCAATTTATTAAACACTATTTTTAAAGTATTAAATTATATTCAATATATAAAAAACATAGAGAGTTCAGTGGTCATTTAAAACTCTTGATATACATACATAAATGTATTAACATAAGATATGAAAATAAGATTTGAATGGGATGAAACTAAAGCAAAAAGTAATCTTAGAAAGCATCGTGTAAGTTTTGAAATAGCTGCACGTGTTTTTGCAGATCCATTTGCCATGGTTAAACAAAACCGTATTGAAAACGGAGAATATCGTTGGCAAACTTTAGGCCTTGTGGATGGCTTTTTACTGTTGCTCGTAGCGCATACTGTTTATGACGATAATGATGGCATAGAAGTCATTCGTATCATTTCAGCGCGGCGAGCAAACTTGAAAGAGAGGAAACGTTATGAAGAAGAAAGTTCATTATGAAATTGATGTAGGTAACTTATCACCTTTGACAGACAAACAGAAAGCTGAAATTAATAAACTGGCTGCAATGCCGGACAGTGCAATTGATCATAGTGATATTCCATTACTAGATGATGCATTCTGGAAAAACACCGTTCGTAATCCATTCTATAAACCAACGAAAACTGTCACAACTGTACGTGTGGATTCAGATGTGCTAGCATGGCTTAAAAGCCAAGGGAAAGGATATCAAACGCGGATTAATGCCATTTTACGTGATGCCATGCTTCGTTCAATGCGATAAATAATCTATAAATTTTATGATGTACAATCCTCCACATCCTGGTGGCATTTTAAAAGAAGAATTGCTTGATACATTAGGATTAACAATAACAGAAGCAGCAAATCATCTCGGTGTTGCACGTTTAACTTTATCCCGTGTCCTAAACGGTCATGCAGCCATCAGTATTAACCTTGCTTTACGATTAGAAAAGGCTGGTTTAAACGATGCCGAATTTTGGCTTAAATTACAACAAAAGCATGATCTCTGGCAAGCACGGCATAACAATCCACTCCCTAATATTTTATCCTTAGAGCAAACAGGACATCTTTAGAATTTCTAATTCTAAAATAAATTAATAACTTTTTGAACAGCATCAGCTATAGCGCCTGTTTCTTTAGTAGCATTACAAATTTTCAGAAATATTTCTTTCCAGTTTTTGCCAGAACGCTTAACTTGATTTATTACAACCTTTTGTAAAATAGGTTTAAGCGACCTCAGTACTGTCAAATTTCTTTTGAAATACTTTTCTTTTTTGCGGATTTCTTAAATTCTTGATGAAGAGCTTTCTCTATCTCCTTTTCCATTTTCTTCAACATAGGTTCATCATCTCGATCATCTCGATCGTCCATCACCATCTTTACAGAATGTTTTTTGATGTTTTTGTTCACCTCCTCTATGAGAGGCTCGACATTCAGAATATTCCGTGGCACATTTCCTCCATAAATCCAGGCCTTTACCTGCGCTTTGGTACTGAAATCCGCATTTTCTGGTATGGTATAATACTGGCCACCATCAAACTTTTCACACTCTCTTGTGCCATCTTCATATTCGTAAAGATTGTAAAAATATTCTGCCGCTCCATCTCCCCATGGCACATGACCAATTGCCGTTGCTACAAACTTCTTTTGCATCGGCTGTTGACGGTTTGTTAAGAACAACTGTTTTAAATTTAAAATCTGCATCTTTTTTCCTATTTTTGCATCATGCTCTGTTTGACTCAAATTTGATCACACAGCGCCTTTTATGTTTCTCATGTGGAATTCATCAAAAAACTATCAAATCTCTTTCTAAGGTGCCTTTCTGTCGATTTAAACACATATCCAATCACAAAACGATCAGCACTTTTCACTATTTTGCTGTTTATCCTTCAATCCCTTTTAAAACCTCTGCAAGCTCTTTTTGAAACTTTTCTATGCATTCTGATGGTATCGAGGGCTTTTGATAACTTGCCTTTATCTCAGGCTTTTCAAGATTCTTTAGAAGGCGATTAGCTTGCAAGCGAATGCTATTTTCAAGATTTTCACAATAACGATAAAAATCTGCTGTTGAGGGCATAAAGGTCGGGTTTAAGCCCTCTGCTTTGCCTTTCAAAACTTTCTTTGTTGCTGTTTGCAATACCCAACTGCTTATGCCTTCAAGGGCGTAAAGATACGCAAGCGCTGTTGCTTTTTCGTCTGTTTGTGATTGGTTTTTGAGACCATTCGATAGCACAAGATACGTTGTTTGGATTTCCTCTTCAGTGGCTTTTTTCTCAAGCTTTTTCAATGCGTCATGGACTAATGAAGTAATTCTCTCCGCTTCTGCAATCAATGGTTTTTGCCCCGTTTTCCAAAGGAATGGTGGTTCGGTTGTCATCCTCGAATAAAAATTTGTATACACTGTCTGAATTTTTGATATCGGACATGTACTGTGCAATTCGATAAGTTTTGCTACGCTGTTCTCCTGTGTGATATCCGTTGCCTTTCCCATAGTTTTTTCCTTTTTCTAAATCGTCGATTGCTTTTCGCACCCAATTACGCCATGTCGCTGGCCAATCATGCTTGGTAGCGTCCTTTCCTGTCTTCGCATTCCAGTAATCTCGAAATTTTGCTTTCTCGATGTTCACACGCTCTGGAGGTAAGCCCTCTGCAATGGCAAACTCGTAATCAGGCTCAAAATCCTCAGGCAGTCGACAGCCTCGATCACTTCTCGACCGTTTTGCTTTTTGGGAAATGTTCTCTTGCTCGTGAATGGGAGGTTGGTTGTCTGATGAGGTTGCAATTTGCTCTGCTTGGTTCTCAACAGCATCAACCTCAATTGGCTCATCAACCAAATCGATAGGTTCTAAACTTTCAGAACCAATTTCTTTTTTTGCTAATACGATAGTATTAGTTTTTTTATTATAACTGTTATTGTTATTGTTAATGTACCCTCTTGAAGAATCTTGAAGACTTCTTGAAGAATCTTGAAGACTTCTTGAAGAATCTTGAAGACCTCTTAAAGAATCTTGAGGCTTTCTTGAAGAATCTTCTTGATGTTTATTTTTCCTAGTGGTTGCAGCTTTTGCAGCTCTTTCTGCAAACTTATTTAAAGTTTCATCTGAATTGTTTAATTCTTCTTCAACATCTGAAATCCACAAACGACCATTTTCTAAGCAAATGATATGTCCAGATCTAAATAAATAATTTAATGCCTTTTCAAATCTTTTTGCTGAACAACACGTAAAATGAGATAATATTTGTGTGTCGTTTACAAGAGACTCTCTAGTGCGTAACATTTGCAATCGCAACCGCATATAAACATTGCCTTCAATTGCAGGTAAACAAGCAAGATCAAGAAGCCACTTGTCTGCAAAAAGTCTCGTCCAAGGTAATTTACTGGACATAGATTTCCCCTTCTTTTTTCTTTAAATATAAAATTGCCAAAGCATCTGCTTCATTATCATCACAAGGCGAGTGTCCTTTGGAACACATTGCCTCTATCATCTCTTCTTTCGAAGCATTTCCTTTTCCTGTTGTTGCTTTCTTTATCGTACCAACAGGGATCCCTTCATACGGGATCTGGTGATGTTCACACCACGCTGTTAACGTTGCTAAAAAGCCGCCATAAACATGTGCTGCATCGGTACCTACATGACGTCTCACCTCTTCAAAATATACTGCGTCAATTCCATCAACGGACCGATTGATTTCCATAAGCCACTGCTTAAAACGCAAATAACGCATTCCACCGCCTTCAAAACAGCGTGATGGAAAATGTTCGGTATCACTTATTATATGACCATCTGCACCGCAGAGCGCCCAACCAGTCTTGGTGCCTAGATCAAGACAGAGAATCGTGTTAGTCATCTGTATTCCGTTAAAAATATTTTTATAAAATCATTTCGCTACAATTGTTTTGCAACGTCGGAGGAGGAAAAATGCCTGATAATGGCGCAACTCAAAACGCAAACAATCAATTAAACAGTATTCTACTGCAACCTTTGTTTATTACATCTTGTTATGAAGAATTTTCTGATGATATTACATGGTTTAATTTTCACAATATAACCCCCTTTGATATTAAGTTGCATTCTGTTTCTGGTGTTTACTGCCAGAAGCCACGTAGTGATATTAACTGGGAACACACTAGTTCTTGGCCTGAAGTATTTCTTTCTGTTGGTCAATTTAATGCCCCTTGTGTACCTTATTGCCATAATAATGCAGATAGAATTTATTTTATAAGCCCACCTGAAGCGCCAGAGACAAAAGTATTATTGCAATCTATAAATATTCCAGCACATACAAAATGTTTTGTTATCATAGGAATGCAATTTTGGGCCGATATTAGCAATACATGCATTGCTTCTATTAAACTCACTTTTCAATTTTCTCCGACATATGATTTTACAAAAACTTTTAATACTAATATTTTTTTAGAACGTATGTTTTTACGTTTCCCTAAAGAAGAAGCTAAACGAATCCAATCATCATGGGATGAGATGGAATATGCAACAGATCGGTTAAAAGCATATCAATTACGAAACACTTCATTTAATATGCAGACCGCTTATTATGCCTCTCGAATAATTCCTGAAATTTCTCTTTGAAAGCTTGTGTGTTACTGTGCACCTCTAAGTACAACTTTGATCCTAAAGCATTTTGAGCTATTAAATGGTTATTTTCATCAAAAGAAAAATTCCAATCAGAATTACTAAAAACAATTGTACAACCATCTGGAAAACCTATTGCATGTATTAAATCTTCTGAAGAGCTAAAAGTATAAGATAAGTTTTGTATTTTTTTACGAAAGACATAAAAGCCAGCAAAAAACATGATTACATTGACTATAAAAAGCACAATCATCGCTGCTAAACCGTAATCCATCTTTATTTCCTTTCTTCTTTAAACATCAGAATTAAACCGTTGCTCACACTCATCCAGAAAAATCATCGCAAAATGAGGGTGGAGAGGAATCTTGAAGCTTTGTTATTTCGTTAAAAACAGAATTAGCATCAGAGCTGCCTTTCAATTTTTGCAGCTTTAAATAATTTATTACAGAGATAGATCCTCTTTTTTCCCATTTGCAAACAGCGGCTTGAGTTACACCAAGCATTTTAGCCATCCCTGATTGTGTCCAATTAAATTTGTTCCGTATTGACTTAGTCAAATTCTTAAAATCTTCTCGTTGATCCATTTACAAGCTCCAATAACAGCTTTGTCTTATTTTATTCATATAATTATAGTTATATATAGTCAAGGAAATTTATCTTTATCAACGATAAAAAAATAAGGTAAGCAGAAGTATGAATAATAAATCTAATATCATAAGCACATTAAAAAAGATTTTGACCGAATTTAACTTAACGCAAGAAGATGTAGCTAGACGGTTAAACGTAACACAAGCTTCAGTATCTAAATGGTTAAAAGATTCTGATCCCCGCGGCTCTAATCGTGATGCCATTCTAGAACTATATAAAGAATTAAAGGGAGACAACCATTTAACAACTTTCGTTCCTCTTATGGGATATATAGGAGCAGGAACGCAAATAGATCCAAGTTTTGAACAAATCCCTGAAGATGGTCTTGAACAAATAGAAATTCCCTTTGTTTTACCTGATGATATGATTGCCTTTGAAGTTAAAGGAGATTCTATGCTTCCTGTTTATAAAAATGGAGATATGGTTATTGCAAGACGGCGTCAAATCAAAACGATAGAATACTTCTTTGGAAAAGAAGCGGTTATTCTCACACATGATAATAAAAGATATATAAAACAGATTAGTAGAGGTATGAATGGCGAAATAGATTTGCTTTCTTGGAATGCACCTCCCATTAAAAATGCTAAAATTACATGGATTGGAGAAATTTTTGCTACCTTACCAACAAGCTCTTACAGCAAAATGATTCGATCTTATCGCTAATTATCAGTTACGCTAAAAGGCATTTTCCCTTTCTACTTTTGTAAAATGTTATAATGATTTTTATTAAAATATAACTTTTTATAATTTTTTACTTGATATTTTATAATTATAGTTATATTAATTAATAAAAGCTACAAACACAAACAACAGCCGAGAGGCATTAGAGGGGGTAATAATGAAAAAGCTGATTTTTATTAATTCAGATGAAATTCTTTTAGCAATGTGCAGTAATGAAAGTGAAAACACTGCACAGTCTGGTCCTTTTTATGATGAAACAGAAGTATTAAACTTTTTATCGGGTATCGATGATGTTGAAAAAATTATTCGCATCGAGCTCTCAACAAATCGATGGGAAGATATTTCCGAAGAAATTGCTGAAGAATATTTAGATCAAAACAGCTGGATGCTTGATGAAGAAAGCGATGTTCCTCCTTTTGTAGAATACAGTAATGCCTATGAAATCTTTAAAAAAGATCTAGAAGATCAAAAAATTGATGATGAGATCTATGGCACTTATGAAGAGCAGCACCGTCTCAGACTCTCTGATGTGCTGTAAAAGAAGCTCCCTTTAAAAATACTCTCATCATACTAAGAAATGAATTTATCATGAATCATCTTATAGAAATTACAAAACAAACTGTTGGACAAGAAACTGCTCAGACTATGTCTAGCCGCGAAATTGCTCAATTATGCGGTAAAGAACATCGAAATGTTATGCGTGATATTCGGCAAATATTTACTGAGCTCAAAATTGAGCTGAATGATTTTTCTGGATTATATAAAGATTCAAGAAGTCGTACGCTACTTTGCTATCATCTACCAAAACGTGAATGTCTTATTCTTGTTTCAGGTTACAGTACTGTCTTACGGGCTAAAATCATAGACCGTTGGCAAGAACTGGAAAAACAAGTGGCAGTTCCACAGATTGATTACTCCAGTCCGCAAGTAATGCTTGGAGTGTTAACCCATTTAAAAGATGAAAATGAACGAAAAGATACTCTTATTGCTGAACTAACACCAAAGGCAATGGCGCTTGAAAGTTTGCAACGCCATGAGGGGCTCTTTAGTCTTACTGAAGCTGCTAAAATACTCGAGATACAACCAAAACCGTTCGTTCTCTTCTTACAAAAAAAAGGTTGGGTTTACAGAAAAGCAACAGGTGGAAATTTGCTTCCTTATCAAGACAAAATCCAAAAGCAACTGATGGATTGTCCAACCATCACATTTCAAACTGCAAGTGGAATAGAAAAAGTTATTCCTTGCGCAAAAATCACGACAAAAGGTATTGGTGTGCTGTCTCAAGAGCTTAAAAGACAAAACATGCATTAATTAAGGAATGCAATAATGCAAAAGAAATACGAACTTACTGATGAAATAGATATATTTTATTTGTATCAATTTTTTAATTTTTTATTTGACAATATACTATCAGTATGTCTACTATCAAATCAGGTGCCTGAAAAACGCCTTAAATACACAGCGGGTGGATTGCCGATACAATCTCTTCTCCGCACATTAAAGACTTTGACTCATTATATGCTACATGCGTATAATAGATTTGTCGGGTGTAGTTGCGCTATAAAATACCCTTATGGGGAAAGCATAACGACGGACTGTGTACCGTGTTTTTCAGCACCCGGCACTCTTTTTGGGTGTCAATGAAAAACGTTTAATTACACAGGAGTTCACAATGAACAATTTAGTAAACACTCAAACCGCATTAACAATGTCCAGCCGTGAAATTGCTGAGTTATGCGATAAAAGGCATGACAATATTGTAAGAGATATTAGACAAATATGTACTGACCTCAAAATTGAGGTGAGTAAATTTCAAGGAAATTATAAGGATTCTACAGGACGTAAATTAGTCTGCTATAACCTCCCTAAACGCGAGTGCCTTATCTTAGTTTCTGGATACAGTACAATTTTGCGTGCTAAAATCATCGATCGCTGGATAGAACTTGAGAGGCAAATACAGATCGATTATGATAATGATACACGCTTTGATTTGCCAAGCTATTGGGAGGGGATGAACGCTGGTGAAAAAGTTTTGTATCTTTTAGGTCCAATTCATATGCGTCTTCTTGATGCCTTCAAAGTCGATGAAGAAAACAGAAAATATAAAGCCTTAATTAAAGAAGCAAAACAGGTTCTAGCAAAATCTGTCATAAAAGCCGCTTAGATTTTTAAATATAACTTCATCTCCTCGTCTTTGAAGACAAGGAGATGGTCAATATCACACAGATTCTAGAAAAGTGCTTGTAAATCAAGGATTTCTCCCATGACACATTCTCCTTTAGCCCTTATTTCACAAAAATATGGCTTCTCAGAACAAGAGTTTCGTAAAACCATTATTAAAACCTGTATCAGCCATAACTTCTCTGATGAAGAGTTTGCTGCTTTTATTTCCGTCGCTAATACTTATGGACTCAATCCACTCACAAAAGAGATTTACGCTCTTCCTAAAAGAGGGGGCGGGATTATTCCTGTTGTCTCTATTGACGGATGGATCAAGATTATCAAATCAAATCCTCAATTTGATGGGATGACCTTTCAAGATCAACTTGACAAGAATGGCCAGCTGATAGCCATCAAATGTGCTATTCGTTTGAAAGAAATTAAAGATCCTATTGAGGTCACTGAATATCTTAACGAATGCAAACAAAAAACTGACCCGTGGCAAAAGTATCCTGCACGCATGTTGCGTCATAAAGCGGTCATCCAATGTGCCCGTTATGCTTTCGGATTTTCTGGTATTTACGATGAAGATGAAGCTGAACGGATTAATCAAGGCTCTCATTCACAAAGGCAGCTTGTATCCGATGAAATGATCATGGAAATCCAAGGCCTCATGCATGAAACACAAACAGATGAAACAAAAGTTTTGAGCTTTGCAAATGTCAAAAATATAACAGATCTTTCTCTGCAAGAAGGGCAAATTGTTTTGCAGCTCTTACAGAAAAAAAGAGAAAAACAACCCCCTCAAGAACAACAGCCGGTTGAAATTGTCTATGACTATGATGACATCTACAGTCAAGACCGTGTTCATCCCCCAGAGCAAAGGGTGGTGTAAAATGAAGCAAAGAACTGCAGAATGGTTTCAAGCACGTTTAGGGAAAGTCACCTCTTCAAATATTTACAACGTCCTTAGTCGAACTTCTAAAAACTTGCCCACAAGCAAATATGAAGAATACAAAATCAAACTCATAACAGAACGTTTCGTCGGTGAAATAAGCCAATCTTATACAACAGCAGCGATGCAATGGGGCATTGAACATGAAGAGAATGCATTGAAAGAATATGCCTTCATTTACGATACAGAGGTCACTCAATGTGGTTTCATCCAACATCCTACCATTCAAATGGCCGGAGCAAGTCCTGATGGGCTCATTGGTGAGGACGGGTTAGTTGAGATTAAATGTCCCCAGTCTGCAAACCACCTTCGTTTCTGGATGACAGAAACAATCAAACCAGAATATTTAGCACAAATGCACTTTCAAATGGCTTGTACAGGACGTCAGTGGTGTGATTTTGTAAGCTATGATCCTCGGTTTGCAGGACAATCCGCTCACTTACGTCTTAAGGTTCAGCGTATTCATCGCAATGATGAGCAGATTGAAGCCATCAATCAAGCGGTTGAAACCTTTTTAGAAGAAATCGAACAAGACATAAAACAGATTACAGCTCAAGCTGCTTAAAGTTAGGGGGTGCTCTCTCCTCCCAGCACTCCCACCCAACGTTCCCACCCATTATAATTATTCTCAACACGTCGATAATAAGGAAAATTTCAAATGAACGAAGAAAAATTAACCGCCTCAATAGAAAAAATAAGTTTATTCGAACAAGCTTTACTGTCGATGCGCTTGCAACGACTTGTTAATATACAAGATCTCTCAATTTATCTAGGAATGTCAATGACTTACATTAGAGAGCTTGTGAAAATTGGAGCTTTTCCTAAGCCTATACAAGAAGGACGTTATTTAAAATGGGACATTATTGAAATCGATCGTTATATTGAAGCCAAAAAAACTGAAAGAGATTCAGTATAATTGTCCTAAAAGATGAGGAGGAGATCAAAATGCTAAAAAGCTATCTCAAAAAGTAACAATGATTCGCATTTTAGCACCATCGTGGTGCCATCTGGTAGCGTTATAATGGAGTTGCAAAAGGTGGTTCAAAAGGTGGTTTAATTTTTTATGATTTTTAATAAACCATTGAAAAACAAGGGAAAATTCAGATGTACTGGTGCGGACGGCGGGACTTGAACCCGCAAGGCCTTAGGCCGGCAGATTTTAAGTCTGCTATGTTTACCGATTTCATCACGTCCGCGGACAATTTCTCATAAGCTATATCTTCTATTGAATCAAGGATTAATAATAAAAGGTGAGGTATTCAGCTTTTAATAGAATTTTTGACAGAAAATTTATAATTTTTATGGCTAAAATCTGTATGATGCTTGTGATAAAAGGAAACAATTCATGCTATGAGTAGATTTGTTTATAATATAACTAAAGCTATAATGGTTTTACATAATTTTTTGAAGATGCTGTTTCAGTAAAATAATTTTTCAGTTAAAAATGTAATGTAAATATTTGTTTAAAATATAGAGATTTAATAGTTATTATATACGGTTATATAAGTTTGTGATGCTATTTTGTTTTTTATAATTCTTGATAGATTGCAAACGAATAGTTTGACGTTAAGTTGCTTTGTAATAAAATTAAAATTCCAGTGAGAAAAACAAATCAGATTTGATAATTGTATCTGTAGGAAGGAAGTGGCTGATTAGTGATGTAAGTAATTTATTTCGTTAATGTGATTGGCAAGCAGAGTTTCTTTTTGTTAAACTACAGGAGGTTGAAAAATGATTTTTTTATTTTTAATAATGGGAAACATATCAAATTAGAAAATGTTGATACGTTTGTAGATGAGACTATTATAACTGAAACGAGTATAATTAAATTGTGAGATATTGAAGCAGTTCTTACATATTTTATTATTATAGTTTTTAAAAATCGAATTGTTTTGAAATGATTGAAATCCTGAATTGTGGAGCTATTGTTTTGGGGATAGTTTTTCTTGATTGACGCTCTGAAAAGTATTTTTCGTGAAGAAAAAAATCTTCTAATTATTTTTAATAGTAATTTTGATTTTAAATACTTTGTAGGTATTAAAAAACAAATTTCGCCTTTTCAGGGGGTGGTGGGCAGTATTTTATTTTTAGCTTTTAGCAATATTGATGGGGTATATAGTTTTGAGCTCAAATTATTATTTTCATGACGAGATTATACACTTTTAATGCCTTACGAAATTAATTATAAGTTTTTATTCTGTGTTTATTTTATTTTAAAAATATATTAATTTCCATATCTTATAAAGATAACTTAAATATTTTTATTAGAAAAATCGTTATGTTACAGATGATTATAGAGTTATTTAGTTTTGTAATTTGAAATTTTTTTGAATAAAGGAATATAGAAAGTGAAATCCATTTTTTATTGTATGCTGAGTGTATTTTATTATTAGGTATTGGAACATATAATGTAGTCACTGAGCCAACAGTAATGCAAAAAATTGCGCTTTCAAATTTGGTTATTGATATTAATAAGGCCAT